AGAATGCACTTGAGAACCAAAATTGTCTTGAAAAGTGTGCCATCATTGTGTGATATTCAATACCTAAACATTCAAGCTCTATTGTTGTACCTTCATCTTTGTCACTTGCAGGTAAAATTTTTTGAATTTCGTAAAATCTTATGTACGGATTTCCCTCAAGATCATCTAATGTAATTCCAATCCTATCAAATTCATCAACTGATTTAGGATCTGTAGTTGTTATTCTTCGTCCATAAGGTGCTTTGAGAGTCAATCTTAGACTATTAACTTCACCACTTCCAACATCGGTGAACAATGGTAATCCAATAACATCTTTTGTGATATTCGTACTTGCGATATAATTTACAGTTGCATCATATAGTATTACTGAAAAATTAGTAAAATTAGAGGGCATTTTTTACATCACCGCCTAGTCTTAGAGTAATGGTAAATCCTACAATCTTTTTTTTCTCATATAATATTTCAAGTGTAGGATTTGCAATCTGATATCCAAAAGTTGTAGTTGGTTCTACATTGAAATCAGTTGGAAAATCAAGTTCTAATCCAAACCTGCCAGGTTGAAAACCATCTGCAAATTTTGCTTCTTTCCACCACTTTACAATTTTAGAAATTCCTGTTTGAACATTTTGAAATTGACCTATAATTTTAATATCAATACCATCAGCTCCCATATCTTCAATGTCATTTTCATCTCCCTCAAGTGCAGTATTTTCAGGAATTGAATTTCTCATTGTAATGTTTGTTGAAAAAAGATCACTACTACTGCCTACATTTGTCAGGTTAAACTTTACAGTGTTTGAATCTCCGGCTGTTTGCTGGGATCCATCAGCAGCTCCATCTTGTACTTGCCAAATCTGATTAACCAAATCTACTATTTCTCCTGTTTGCAAATTTACTTGCACGACTTGAGCTTTGAGATTCTATTACTGGTGCAATTACACGTCTAGGATCTAGTCTATTCATTGGAATTGCAGTTGGGTTATACAGATTACCTGATATTTGTCCTCTTAATTCTGAACCTCTTAGAAAGGGAATGGTAGTTATTACAACTGTTCTAAATCCTTGTCTTAATTCTGCTTGTTCTTCTCTACTGTTAAATAATAAAATTTCATCTTTTGCAATTCTTTTAAATCGTCTATCAAGTAATCTTCCAGGCTTTAATAATTCTGAGATAATAAATTGTACAGCTGCAAAGATAACTGTTGCAAGTGCAACTATACCTGCACCTTTTGCAAATTTTTTAAAAAAAGTGGAAAATAAAAACTTGAATGGATCTTTAGAAAATGTTTGTAAATTAGAAACTTGAGTTCTTGTAAGGGATTCCATTGTTCCAAATGGTGATTTTTTTAGATTGTCTAGTGTCTCTGTTAGTTTAGTAACTTTTCTATCAACTTCAGGTGTTATATTTTTGTCTTTAGATAAAATATCAGATGTTTTTAACTCTGTTTTTTTTAGATCAATCTCTTCGTCTACTATTGTACGTATTTCAGTCTCTAAATCGGGATTTTCTATTTCAGATATTGCAGTTACAGTATTGGTATGTTCAGGTGAAGCTGAAGAAATTTTAACACTTTTTAATGCTACTTCAATAATACGATTAATAGTATCAGATAAAGCCATTTACGCATCCACGGGGTGTACTGCATCATCTGTAATGATCAAAGTGCCAACAATTTTGATTCTTCCTTCACTACCTTCTAATGGCTCAATTGATACATCACTTAATTCTGCATTAAAAGCAAATGCCACCGGACTTGAAACTTCAGTTATACTAACAGTGGGTGTGGTAGAATATCCACTTCCCTTATCAATTACAATAATCTTGATTACTTTACCCTCAGATACTATACCGACTGCTTTTGCAATAGTATCAGGAGATCCTCCAGTAAAAGTGACAAGTACACTTGTATAATTACTTCCTTGATTACTTAATGCAACTCCTGTTACTTCATTATCTGATACTGTTGCAGAAGCTGCTGCATTAGCACCAGTTCCTGAAAATGGATTTGATGCCATCTCTAACGTATATGGTAGATTTGTCAAAAATCCATTCTCGTCTCTGGCATTTAGATTTGCCCAGTTTACAGTCTTTGTAATATCTGCCTCCAGCTCTATAGGAACTGAATGGTCTCCTGCACCAAACGTATTAACTGGTCCTATCTCTATTGCGTCTCTAAATCTAGTTCTAGATATATCAAGTGTTAATTTATTTTTTAAAATGTATCTATCAGTACCTTGTTTTAGAATCCACTTTGCATTAATTATAATATTTTCAGGATTGCCTTGATTTGTCATAAATTTATTTCGTGTTTAAATTTTATTAGAATTATTTTGAGATTATTGTTAAATTTAGAGTGATGGTCCTGCCTTGATCTGGATGTCCTTTTTTGGCAGTAAACAACAAAGAATCAACACGTTCTATGAAACTTTTCAGGCATATTGGATCATCAGTAGTATTAGGAGTAAATAGTTGAAAATTATTTTCTATTGCAGTAGATATTGCCAATTCTATATCATCTAATTGTTTCTCAGAATTTACTGGTTTATCTTTTGTTTTTGATACAAAATTTATCAAATATCTTACAGTATTCTCAAAATATGATTGTTCATTGTTTTGTACTATACCTTTTGGTTTTTTTGTAAGTATTGGATTACCATTAATTACATATGCAAATGGAGCAAAGTCTGAACCACTAGAAAATTTTGGTACTCTTTGCCCAACATATATCTCACGAAGTTTACCTACGGTTTTTCCTAAATCAAATACATTAGTATCAGCCTTTAAAATATCTACAATTCTTTGTTTGTTTTTATTATGATCAGTTGCCAACTATTTCACCCAAAAAACAAATCTTTCGGATGTTTGAAACTCATCATTGTTATTTAGTTTCACTTTTCCTGCATATTCCCAATTAGCAACCAAATCTAAAATTGATTCTGTTTCAGGATCTGTGTTTGTATATGTGATGAAAAAATTTGCACTGGATGGAGGATTCTCTACTAATGTTGCGGTTTTTTCAAATCTTGTTCCATCTGGTTTGTAAAATACAATAAATTGCTCTGCAACATCTACAATATCAAAATCAGTATCAGATATACAATCTAAAAGTTTTACTTGAAACTGTGCACCAAAGTGATTTAATGCAAAAGTTGTTGCCATGATATTACATACCCCTCGCTTATTTAGTAACTACACATAGTTCTGCAGCTACTCTCTTTGTTGGAACTTTTTTAACAAACGTTGCTTCTCCTGCAAAGTTTGATCCAAAATTAGTACCAAATCCTCCCATCATGCACTCGCCTGTAATCCCAGAGAAGCTAATTGTGCTAAAATAGAATTAATTGCAGTTCTTGCTTCTGCATCTACTGTTGCGCCACCTGCAGGATCTGCAATATGTGCAGGTTGAACTATAGGTGTTGCATTCCAAAATCCAAGTTTTTGTGTTGTACTAGTTGCAATTTTTGTTCCAGTTGTAGTTCCTATAGATATGTTATTTGCATCACCTATTGTGAATAGTACATTACTAAATTCGTATTCTTCTACACCATTAACACCAATTCTAAGAGATTCATTAGTTGGCATATTCATTCTTAATGAATTACTATTAGCCCAAATTGCAATGTCACTTGCATCTGGAGTTGAATTTGTACCAGCAAATCTTATCTGATCTAGATTAATTAAATTATTTCCCTTCAAATCTAATCCGTTTGTGTTGTCAAGTAACATTTCAGAAGCTCCAACAATGAACCATTCATGTGTGTCTCCAGTTTCTGAAACTTTGTATTCAAGTCCTCCAGTATTGCCTTCTATTTCTTGAGATTCACTAACCCAGAATATAGATTGATTATTATCCAACTTTATTCCTGCTGCGCTTATCACTAAACCAGAACCACCCAGTAACTCCAGATTATTTTGATCTAATCTCATTCGTAGAGTGCCATTCGTATTAACTTCAAAATTATCATTTGCCCCAACATTGATAACAACATTACCGCTTCCATCTACACCAAGATAATTTTGGCTTATGGATGGTTCTGTTCCTGTTAGAGTTAGTTGAAATGCATTTACACCAATAAGATTATTTCCATTCATGTTTACAGGTTTTAGAATGTCAATATCGTCACCATCATTAGCATTAAATGCCATCCATAATTGATCAGTCGCACCTGTTTTTAATAATCTAAATTTAAGACCACCAGAAGGATTTGCTATACTGTCATCTTCGGTAATTGCATCAATACTTGCAATTGAAAGTTTAGTGCCATTATCATCTTCACTATGAAAATTAATAGAAGCAGATATGACATTATTACCTGGATTATTCGTATCATTATATAATTCTAAAATTGGTACCCCTGTTTTTTGCATTGAGATATCCCCAACATTATCTAAATCATTTCCATTCATGTTTAGAATCTGAGTTTGATCACCTAATCCAGTAATTCCTGTAAATACACCTTGTCTGTTCTTCCACTTAGAACCAGTAGTATCAAATTCTAATAGATCATTATCGGCAACTGCAGTAATTACAACATCAGATAAATCATCTAGTACAGTAGTTAATCCTAGAAAATTAGCTTCAGCAAAAGCTTTAGTTACAACATCTTGAGCTAAAATTGGGTCTACAACATTACTAATTTTTTTACTATGATTATCTGTAAATGCGTCACTTACAGTAAATTCAACTTGATCATTAATTAAAAGTTGATGAGTACCACCAATTACTACAAAATATTTCAAGTCTAGTGCAACATGGTCTATTAGTGTAGATACATTATCAAATTGAATATGTCCACCTTGAAGATGTAAATCATTTCCATGAATTTGTGTTACTCCCTCTTTAACGGTAAATGTTGTTACTGAATTAATCTTATAAAGAAATTGACCGCCAGCAACAACATCAGAAATAAGATTTGCTGCTCCTTGTGATATTGTTGTATTTGCATCATCAAATTGAATTAATCCAGTATTAAGATCTAAAATATTTCCATGTATGTCTGTTGTAGTTCCTGTAACAGTAAATTTGGGTGATGAATCAATAATGAAAGAAAATTGTCCACCAACAGCAACATCAATTTGAAGACCTAAACCCACCTGAGATATTGTTGTATTTGCATCAGCAAATTGAATTAATCCAGTACCACTAACAATTAACTTATTACTATTTGTATCATGGTTAGCACTCCATGTAAGAACTTCACCACCATTCACTATTGCACTTTGTGGAATAAAATTAGGAGAATTATCTCCTGAGACATAATCAATTAGTTGATCTACATTATCTATTGTTTCATTAGTAGTCTTTGTAGTAACTAAAATTGTACCATTTGGAATTGTTATAGGAGAAACTACTGTATCAGTAGCTGGTGGAGTAGGATCTTTTGTGACTCCTTTATTTAGTCCTGGTAGTGTTGCCAATAAAATTAATTTGTTAATATGACTTTTGAGAAGTGTTTGATTTTAATTTAAAAAAAGGTTATGGGTTTTGACCCAAATTATATTGAATGTATGCAGTTGCATTTACATTGTTGTGATAGGCGTGGACAATATAGGTTCCATTTGTGAGCCATCTATGATTTGGTTCTATTGAAAGTGAAGAATATCTGTTATTTTGTTCAATTAGAAAATCCTCATACTGAACATGTGTACCAGTTGGATTATGGATTTCAAAATCCACCCAATTTTGAACCATCATATTGGCAGTTCCATAGATTCTAAAGTTTTCACCTTTACTAATTGATGTAGGATATACATTCACAGTAAACGGTAAATCTTGTGCTGGTATTGTACCATCTAAGACATCTAGTCTGTATTGTAAATCTGATATTTTAGTTGCTGTATTATTTAGATCAGCTTCTATGTTTGTTGTTATATCAAAGAGAGTAGCAATATTATGCCACATCTTGTAAATATCTACAAAACAAGCATATTCTGCATTCTGCCATTTCTCATCGTTGAGTTTGTTTTCACAGGTAATATACCAGTTCTCTTCAGTGGGCTGCCTTACTGCATACGCATTTGGTATAATGATTGTCAAAATCAGTAAACCAGCCAATGCTATTATTATTTTATTTGTCATATTATTCAAATCATTAATCTGGTAATAGGATGCTCATATTTGTCTGATAAACATCAATATCTGCTGTACCATTATAATTAATCACTGCAACTTGTATAACATCATCTGTTGTTAGTTCTACAATATCTGTTCGGGTAAGTGGAGTGATAGTTGTTGTAAATGCTCTAGGAGGGTTTACACCAACTATTCCACCATTTTTTAATAGTACAATTCCTATATCTACGCCACCACCACCAGATCTGTTTATTGTTGCACTATACGTTATAGCATAACGTCTTGCAGATAAAACATTTGCAATTAATCTTCCCTGGTTTGGAGTTACAGTATCTTCTGTGAATCTTTCTAGATTGTTAGTTACCCATCCAACATCAGATATTACTTCTGGTACATCTTGTGTATTGATTGTTACAGTTATTGGAGAAGCTAGCTGTAGTGATGCACTACCAGTAGTCATACTATTTTGTTGTCCTGGATTGTCTTTTGCAGTTACTAGAATATCTGTACTAGCCAAGGAGGATTTATTCATATTACCAGTATCTGTTGCAACAAATGCAATATCAACATCAAATTCTGTAGCAGAAGCTGGAACACCTAATACAAGTCCTGTTTGGTTGTAACTTGTTTGAGTAACAAATCCTGATATTACTACAGGTATATGTTCTGATAATCCATGCGGACTTGCAGTAGTAAATCTGCATTTACCAGATCCATTATCTGCAACGCTATTAATTGCAATATCTGTTCCAGCTTGGAATAAATCAGTAAAGAATCCTGTAGTTTTTTCTATAACATATGCAGCACCAGCACTAGAATTAGGATCAAGAAATAGTACAGATGATGCAGTATCATTAACAAAACAATTCGACATGGTAAATGCTGAAGTGCCACTAGATAGAATTGTAATAAAAGTTAGAGCAGGAGCAGATGGTGACTGGTTAAGATTAAAACCATTAAAAATTCCGTTTATTAGGTTTTTTATTATTAATCCTGAGTTTACTCCCTGTAATGCTGTAAATCGAAAATCCAAAAATGGAGAAGCTATAGTTCCTGTCTTATCAAAAGAATTGAAAATTACATCTTCCATAATTACAACAAAGGCTGTTGCAATATCAAATATGTCGTTAGAGTTCTGTCCGTCAATATCGATGTTATGAATATTTAATGTTAGAATGGGATTAGATAAATTTTCATTTTGGAATATTGCCCCTAATCCCTGATAGGTAATTCTTATCTCAACAGTAGAGCCATAAAGTTCTAGAGAAGAATTATTACCAATCATTATTGGTTTAGTTAATGTAAATGAACCATCAATTACGATAGTCCAACTCTCACCAGCAGGAATTAATATACCTGTACCAAATTTTGCTTCTAATTGTGTTTGCGATGTTACATTAATTTGGAATGGTGGATTTGGTCTGACTCTTCCTCTAAATGTAGTACCATCTTGTGATATTGCAACTTGTGCATCAGGGGTTTGTGTATTAGTTACATCAGATAGATCGGAGATTTTTACTCCAGGTGGTAAACTCATGCTTCAGTCACCAATGCTATATCATCTTCAGTTGTTATGATGTTTAGTGAATCTTCAGTTAAGAATGCAACACTCTTCCAATAATTCATTATTGCATTAGATATTGTAAACAAATTTACTTGTTGGTCAGTATCATAGAATACTAATTCTTGGTATTGATAACTAGCAAAAGGTCCAGATGTTGGACCAGTAGCACCTACAGATATTTCACTTAAGACAGTTGATGTAGAGCCTTGTGTTCTTTGTGCAATTTGTATGCTATCTTCTAATATTCTTTGATTGTCTGTTCCAGCAGTTTTACTAAATGCATAAACATGGTGCAATGTATCGTTAAATCCTAGTGGTGATGTTAGTCTATTTGAACCAGAAGGACCTGCATCCCAGATTATCATATTTGCGTTACTTATTCGAACAAAAACATGGTTAGGATCATCTGGTGAATTTAGATTGAAAAGGTCTGTATTATTACCTATATCCACTTTATTTCCAACAGTAAAAATAAAGAGGTGAGATGCGGGGGTTGGTAATGAAAGTGTTGAAAGTAACACATCATTTGACGCATCAAATTTCATAGCTACGACATTGTTACTTTTTTGTAATACTCCTGCAATTATTATTAATGGTAATTTTGTATTATCTGCATTATCATCAAGATCAATTCCGTTACCTGACTGGTCATACCAAATTTTTACTTGTCCATCTGATGCGCCAACAAAGGATGTTAAAGATACTAAATCAAGATTTCCATCAGCTAAAAATCCAATATCTTGTTCTGTTCCATCTGATGTTCTTCTTACTCTGATTGCAGGGCCAGTATATGCACTTCTTAATTGTCTTAGAGAATATGCTATTTCAGCACCTGGAAATGAATCTAAAAGAAGATCTAACGGTGCCAAGTCCATACCTTGAGGTGGTAAAATGAATGTAATAGAAAAACCGCCTTCGATTCTTAGTTGCTCAGAATCATCTCGCGTTTGTGGTGGTTCTGCAAAAAAACGTGGTATTACACTTCACCTACTAGAATGCGATTTAGTGTACCAGGTTGTTTAGCTCGGAAATTAACTTCAACCCCTGAAGTTACTCTGATGTATCTACTTTGACCACCCATAACATCTTGTTCTTGATTAAATGCTACCCATGTTACTTGACCATCAAGTGAGAATTCTACAACAGAGACCACAGAATATGAAAAATCAACAACAATTGTAGTTCCTCTATTTGCATTAGATGTTAATACTGTAATGTCTTCTGCAAACCATACCTCATCTGCATTTTTTGAAACAGGAGTAGTTATCTGATCTCCTATTTTGAAAATATTAGAATCGATTGGAAAATCTACCATAAATCATATTATTTCTAATCTTTTAAGAGAACTATCCAAAGCGTTGTGACACAAACAAATCATTTTGTGTTGGTAATGGTACCTTGATATTTCTTGGATCAAATCTTGCAAGAACAGTTACTGTTCTATTATTTCTTAATGAAATTAATTCTTGTATAAGACCACCAGCCATTGGGTATCCTTCAGTACCACCTTCTCCGTATAATTCAACATTATATTTTTCAAGATAGTTTTTTGATTTTGCAATTAGCTCAATGTCTTCTGCCTGTAATGAACGAGCATATGCTAATGCTGCATGATGGCATCTAGAAAAATAAACAGAGCCTTCCTCTAGTGGTGTATCAATGTATCGTGATATTGCAGTCTGAACTTTTCCGTTTGCATCATTTACAAACTGCAAATAAGTATCATCATCTTGTGTATCAGTACTTTGTATCATCTTCTTGAAAAAATCAAGAGTTAGATACTGATCTATTGGCTGTACACTCATGGTTTTGGTGGTGGGTAATTGAATCGTGCGTTATATTCTGCTTGCACTCTATCTAGATTTTCATTAATTAGTGCTGCAGTTTCTTCATAATCATATTTTTCATATCGTAAATTATCATCCCCTAATGATTCAAGTACAGTTCCAGGCAGATCTCGTAAATCTTCACTTCTGTTTCTGAATTGACCGTAATTTATCCCAATAATGTTTCACCCATGAATACAATCTAGTAATTATAGACAAAAAGAAGTATATCCTACGCTGGTGTATCAAATGGAACAGTCATTCCAAAGTCTCTAGTTAATTTGGTTAACTGCTCCTTTACTGCAATATACTGATTGAAATCTAATTTCTTGACAACTTCACCGTCTCTTTCCTCATCATAGTATCTTCTCATAATTACTGGTCCTTGACCTAATCTTAGTGCATTTGCCTTGTTGATTGCAAACATTACATCATCGTTTGTAATCATTGGATCAACTACTGCAGTAATTCCAGGAATTCCTGGAAATTGTACTACACCACCAGATGGCAATCTCATTGGAGCTAATCCAGATGGACCACTGTTTTCAGTCCAAGTGTTTGATGTGTAATTAGCATACATTGTAGGAGACATTGCTACATGATCTATTGATACATCATTAGTAATCAAGAATGATTTGAACAAGTCCAAGAGATCATTACCTGTGTTATTAGTGGAATGGAAATTAGCTCCAATATCTGCAGGAGATCCTAACTGAACCTGAGTGTTTGCAATCTTTGTTAATTGGTTGATGCCTTCTTGGTTTCGTCTTCGCTTCATACCCCAATCTATCTGTGATTGGTCAATCTGTTGTGGATTGATGATAGTTCTAATCATATCCTCAATTGGATTGTAAGTCTTACCAGTTAGTTTCTTTAAATCATATTCAATTTCATCATAGTTAGTTGTAGTTGATCTTGATTCCTCCATTCTATCAAGATATTCAACATCTTGAGTGGTGTCATAGAAAGTCTCTCGGAATTCTAACTGAGGAATGTCTCTGTGTATATACATTGCATCAATGTGGAAATACACATCAGGAACTCCTTGAGCTGCTTCAAATAATCTGATTAACTGCAAGTGTGTAATGTTTTCTGAATTTGCTATAGTAGTAGCTGCTGCAAGTGACAAATTCTCATTAACAATTCTTGAAAACAATGCAGATGTCTTATCATGCATCGGCATTACCTTACCAGCTAGACCTTGTTTTTCTGGTTTTCGTAGTTTAGCATAAAGTTTCTGATTCTCTGGTATAGAGTTTTTGTGCTCACCTGTGTAAACTCTTCCGTCAGGAAGTACGGTAATGGCACCGTGATAACTATCGCCTTTCATTAGGCTTGCACCGTCTCCACTACTATTTTGTCGCCAGATACTGAAACTATTTTCTTTGTTGAATCTGTATTTCTAGTATAAATCTCAAAAACTTTACCGATGTATAGATCACTAGTCTTAGCCCCTGTTACAATGTTAGTTGTATTTGCAACAACAATGACATCTTCACCTGGCACTAATGAACCAACTGTATCGTTAAAGATCATTCTAGTTCGTGGACCTAAACACTGAACTTTATCATCATTTGCAACTACTGCTGCTAAAAGTGGTGTTGCTTTAGCCTGAAAAATTCCGTTATCTAATGTTGTAGATACAACAATTAATCTTCCTGCAGCATCTTTGGTGTAAACTACACCTTTTAAAATTACTAGAGTATCACTGATTGGTTCAGTTGTAGTGACTGAATATTGAGGATATGGCATATCACCTGCTACCATTGGGTTTAGATCAGCCATTATGCGCTGACCTCAGCAATTTGGTCAAAGGTTTTACCCTTTAGAGCAGTTACATCTGAACCATTAAAAACAAAATTATCATTATCATCTGGAATAATAGATGCCTTCATACTTTTAATTTCAAATTTATTATCATCATATTTACTTAGAATATCATCATAGGATTTTCCCTTTAGTGATGCGTGATATTCATTTACATCTTTTGCACCAAGACCGTTTTTGGATTTTAAAGCCACCAAATCTGTAATCATTGAAGTTGACTCTTTAGCTTCTAATGCAGAAAGTCTTGCTTCTAGTTTTTCTTTTTCAGGGTCATGATTAGTTGCTTTCTTTGCTTTTCTCATTTCGTTATGAACTTCCATAGCTGCCTTGAGGTCGTCTTTGTCATCGTCATTTGCCCTTAAACTGGCAACCATCTTTTCGCGTTCCTCATCTTCTACATTTGCAAATAGTTTTCCGTATCTACCTTTACGAGCTTCATGTGATTTTTCGTTGTTATCTTTATCTTCTTGAGCTTTAAGTTTAGCTTCAAGATCTTTTACTTTATCTTCTTGAGCTCTTAGGTTTTTTTCTAATTGTTCAGCATCAGGCATTGTATTCTGTTTTGCAGAGCACGAACAAGTCTTAAAAGAACTTTTAGCTTTTTTTCCTTTTGATTCTCCGCATTCAGAATATGCAATAGCTAAAGCTTGATCATCAATTTCAATTCCAGAATCTTTTTTCTCTTTGATTATTTTTTGAACACATGTACTAGCTGATAACAAAATTAATTGTCCCTTGTGTTTATACAGTAATGGTACTTCTTGCAGATGAGAAATGTTTTCTTGATTTGCAATTGTAGTTTCAGCTGACATACTAGCTGCCAATGCATGTCTGTAATTGACTTTGGATTTTTCTTTGGTTGGGTTTACTGGAGTGTCCTTTGGATTTGTTTTTCCAAACTCATGCAAATCACAAAGATCTTCATATCTAATCTCACCTTTTACAAGCTTGCAAGTGTTATTTTCCACAAAGAATTTACAGTTCCCACACATTGGGGCATCTTCATATTTTGCTGAAAGTAATTTTACATCACAATCTTTTCCATCACACATTGTTTTGACAATTGCAGTGTCTTTACCATATGCAGGATTATTCTTCAAAAATGCGTGATGAACAAACTTCCATGCATTAGTATCAATAATTGGCAGTCCTGCCCTTCCATGCCCTAATACTTTAACACCATACGCAAGAGGCCATATCAGTGGAGATACGTATTTTATCTCTCGTTTTTGTAGTTTTTGCCAAAATTCATCATTATTTACCTCATGAATTAGATCTACTGACTCTTTTTCTTCATTTAATACATAATCAATAATCGTAGTCCGCTCAAATGGTTTTTGTTTGGCAACGTTTTCCTCAAATGTATCAGCCTCAACATGGTCCAAATCACACCCTTCTTTTCTGCACACCTCATACTCTATTCCAGGAAATTGTAATGCAGTGTGAATATATTTTTTAATTGAATCCCATGTGGCTCTCCATTCGTTTTTGTTTCGCTCAGAGTTCATGCCAAAGGTTCTTACAAATTTTCCCTCTCGGCCTTTCCAGTTTGTTAAAAGATTTGTTGCTGGAATTTCCCTAGCTATTAGATACATCTAAGAATTGGAACTATTTTTATTCATAAAAGAAGAATCAGTTTATCATTTTGATTTTGTTACAGGTTCTTCTTTTGGTAAAGTTGCAGGAGTTTTAATATTATTACTCACAAACTTTGGATGTCTTTGTTTTCCTCTTTGAATAATTCTAGGAGAAGCATTTACATCACCTAATTTTTTTATTTCATTTTCAAGTTTGGCAATAGTGTTTGCTTGTTGATCTGCAGTTTTTTGCAGCTCTTCAATTTTTTTAGAACTATTATCATCTTTTCCCATGATGCTTTACAATTTGATAATAATATAAGAATAATTACAGTTTACCTTTTTTCATGGTTATCTTTTCTGTTCCAGACCCAATACTCATTTTGTTTTTTCCACCCCCTCCAGGAATTGTTTCAGCATCAGTCTCTACCATTCCAGGATAATTAATTAATCCCATTAGTTTTCCATACTCTGCATCAGTTAGTTGCTTTCTTGAGTCAATCTCATTTACTGCCTCTACCTTATCAAACCACTCTGCAATGTTTAGATCCTCAAACTTCATTATCACTCGGAATTTCTTTAATAATTCCTTATCATCTTTGTTCATTATTCTAAACCACTTGTCATATGATTGCGGAGATACTGAACGGTTAATCCACTCCCTCATTGGATTAATTGTAGTAGCTATTGCTAGCTGTATCTTACCAATCATGGTAGCACGATTACTAGCTGATTCATCATAAAACATTGCATGAGGCATACCAAGAGTTGCTGCACAATATTTTACAAGTGACTCATTCATGTTGATAAAAGAATCCACTTCTGGCTTGTAGTCAATATTATCAAAGCGTGTAAGGTTTGGATCTTTCATCAGAATGTTTGTAGTAGCTGGAACCATTCTTTGAGATACTAGATCATATTCCTCTTCTTTCTTTGATGCAGTAGAGCCTTCTGGTTTTATTGAGAGTAATCCCAATCCAGAGTATGCGTTCTCACCCATTGCGACAAAATTAACACCGATGTTAGTTCTTAGAACTCGCAGAGAATCAATCATTGGGAGCATAAATGAATCACCGTACCATGTGGAGTTGTACGTGTTAGCTGAAATCAATGGATTCCACAGATATATTGAATCCTGAATGTCTACAAATCCATTAGAGTTATTCCATTGGAACTGCTCAAGGCGTGATGTAAATGGGTTAGTCTTTATCATGCCCATTTCGCGTGCATGTGCGTTTTGCATGGAGCTTGGAATGTCTCCATAGTTTTTCTCATCAATGCTTACTGGTTCATCATATCGAGATAAAATGGCAGATCGATTAAAGGTAATTGCATTTAGAACTAGTGATGCAATTTTATCCTGAAATGAGATATCAAGGTATCCATCTTTATCAAATGATAATTGATTTTCTATCTGAATTAGATCACGAATAATATCATCATGAGAATCTATCTCTTTTTGATTCTCTACTGAATCCTCTCCTGGATTAATTAACTCTAATTCTGGTTTGAATCCCCTGCCAACTAGAAACTTTACCATGGAGCGTAATAATGGACCACCAATGGTACTACGTGAATGAGCTTCAAATGTTATGTAATCAAGTGATTGTGCAGGATTTGAGAAATATCGTGGAAACCATCTCTGCTTTGTATTTCTTCTGTATGTAATTTCTGCAGCGGACAATGGAGTGCCAGTTTTTTCATCATTAACTACTAGGTGCATGTATGGCTTCCAATGATTAACTATATCCTCATCATACGCTGTCGCATCACCAAAAACTGCTGGCTCAAACTTGCTACGCTTTCCTCTTAATGGTCCAGCTGCTGCTGCAATACGGTATTCTTTTTTCTTTGTATCGGGATTTATGATCTCCTCTTTGATTCCATCAAATCCTTCCCAAGAAATAACTGACTGTCCATTTTCTTTTTTCTTTGAGAACTTTACTTTGAGTGTTAGATGTCTTGCTCGCCACACTTTGGTTCTATTGATATCAAACTTTAATGCAATTTGAGAATCTGTAAACTGTGGATATCGTAAAATGTATTTTGCAATATCATGTAAAGAAGATTTTTTGTTCACAAACGTTCACGAACAATTAATGAACATTTCATAAAGGAATTATTATAAAAAATTAAGATATTGCTCTTCCTGTAACAATTAGAACTAGTCTTTGAGATTTACCAGCACCAGTTACATTTACTATTTGAGTTGAGATAATATCCCATACTGCATTTGGAAACAATGCTGCAACTCCATCTTGAAGGGAAGTATCTGAAACTGCAGTATAATCTGCAGTTATTGGAATTCTAACAAATTTAATATCTCCATCTGCCATGATAAAAAATATTTTACATAACTTAAAGGAATTATATCTAAATATCTCTAAACGACAAACCACGTTTGTTTAAAATTAGTTTGTAATCAGCCATGCTTCTAGGTTCTTTTTTTCTTACTGGACCAATTACAGTAATTCCACCTCCTAACTTGTTTATCATATACTCCATTGTAACATCTAATGATAGCATCCATGCATGTAATAGATCATTGTGTTTTCCCTTGTGCTCAAACTTTATGGAACCATCAGGGTTTAGTAAAATTTGTTCATTAACTATTTGTTGCTTTAGTGTTCTGATATTGTCTCGCTCCATGGGATTTTCTATTTTATTATGGTCTGGGAAATTATATCCATTATCTAAAAAATTCTTTGAGCTCTTGGCCATCTGCATTTTGGTTCCAGCCTCACCTTTGGTAAATGGAGTCTTTTTGATTCTGTCCTCACCGTATTTCTCCTCTAAAAAATCAGCTAGTGTCTTTTCATTTGTATAGTCAATGTTAATTACTCTAAAATCCGCATACTTTGATAGTACTCCTTCTGTTAGCTCATCCCAGGTTGAGGAGTATTTTCCTTTTTGTAGTTTGATTAGTTTTAACAGTAATGGCATCCAGGGTTTCTCTTCAGGGATATCTGCAGGTAATGCATGTACTGCTATTCCGAAATAATCTCCAACTATTGCTGGGTCCATTCCAATAAATAACTCATCGTCTCTAGTATTCAAAATGAATCATATGCCTCAGTAGCTTCTGGTGATGTTTGATTAATGGAATCTTTGTCAAACCATGTTTGGTCAGTTGAATAAAAGTCAGCCAAATAATACATTCCAAATAATACTCCCAGTCTGCGCTTTTCTTTTTCTATGAATTCTGGTGTAATCATTCCACAATCAATTCCAACCTGATACGTGTATTTTCTAACCAAAAATCCAGAGGGAGTTTGAATCTTTTTTCCTTCTTCTAATTCTATAGTTATACCGTCTTGCTTTAGTGAATCATCCTCATCTACAATATTGAATACTGGTCCTGATGGTCCTCTTGGTGGACACTCTATAACTAAAGAGCCATCAGTGTTTGCTAGTCTACTAAATGCACCACCAAATGCTTCTACAAATCGCTCTTCAGTCATATCAGCTAAAGTAACATCAGACATGTGAATATGACAAACTCGCTTAAATGAAATTAAAGATCCTGCAGATGTTATCCCTAAAGCCACAATTTTAGTTGGAGTACCTGGATTCTCGGGGTTCCTCAGATAAATGGTATCAATTTTTGAGCGTTCGTCTTTTAATAGTTCTTCTTCTGTTACTGCCCTGTCAATTAAAAAGTCAGCATAGATAGAACTACCTATCATCTTTTTTAGATCTTGGATATGTTCTCGAGCTTTTTCTTTTGATTGTGATATTATTAAAATCTCTTTTCCTCTTCCTCGAGTTAATGCTATATGAAGATCTTCAAGCAATATCATAGTTGAGAGACCAATTTTTTGAGACTTTAGATATAACCTATACTGAGATATCCATCTGTCAGCCCATGTCTGAATTTGATGGTCAGCTAATACTGTTACATATTCATTTGTTTTTTGATTAACAAAAAATCCTACATTTAAATAAAACTCATCTAGTTTATCAGGAATCTCTTCAACTGATTGTAAGGTTAGCTCACGTATCTGATTTTTCTTTCTATCCTCTATTTCCTGCAGTCTTTGCTCTTCATCAGTAAAGGGATAAAATGGTATTTTCTGAGTTATTAATTTCATTTTGATTCTAACTTTATCATTCCGTGTTTTGCAATTACGAGCTGAAGATCTTCCTGGTTTTTGATGATAGATCTAATATAATCATAAGCAGACGATAGATACACCTGCAGGTTTTGTATTCGCTCAAGTATTGCTGATTGCAAAAATGGTTTTGGTTCTTCTCTGTATTTTTTCCATTGTTCTGCCTCTATTGTTTCGAGTGTTTTAATTCTCATCATGTGCTGCTCAAATAACCCATTCTTTGAGGTTATTTTGTAGCCTTCCTCTATCATTTTATCGTTTAATGTTTTTTTAATTTCATAATATCTACTTGTTTCAACAGATTTGTAGTTGGATTTGATATATACCAGTGACTCTTTTTCAGATAGCTTCATTACAATACATCTAAGGGTTAGCTGTTCGAGCTCTACCTTGTTTTGTTCTCTCTTTGATGGAATGAGTTTAGTGGAATTTTTATCCGTTTTTTTTCCCATTAATTAAAAATGGGAATTAAAAGTATATTGGAACTAATTACTATAATTTTTCTTTTGATCTAGTCTTTTTTGTAATAACTCTTCTTGTAATTTGAGTTTTTCACTCAAGTTCGCTTGTGCAATTTCAGATACTGATTTTCCATCATATTGATTTTGAAGATCATAAGAGTCAACTTGGTATGAGTGCTGGTTTACAGAATAGTCTCTTGTCATCGGTGTTAGTCTTTTTATCTCATCTGCTATCCTAATATCTAATTCTGCCTGTCTTTGTTCCTCAGACTTTGATAGATCATATGCAAATGTCTCATCTAATATACTAACTAGTTTACTTGCATCAAAGTGCAATATTGCTTTATCTTGTTCAGCAATAATTAGACTAGAGAAAATAGAATTTTGTCTTGTCATTACAGATCCAGCTTTGTCAGGTTCTCGGATTGGTACTGGAATAGTATCTATTATTTTAAATGATTTGTAATTATCACCAGTCCACAAGTAGCCGTATTCGTCTTGCCACATGTCAGTTTTATAATCTATTAGAGTTAATTCTACAATTCCTGCTCTTTGCGGATAAAACGCGCCACCTTTTTCTGCAGTTATTGTATCTAATAATGGCTCATTTAATGATTTACCAACTACTAGAATACCATCATTCATAAAATTTACAATACTGTTTCTAGAGATATCCATTGCGTTTATTGCCATTACGTTATACTTTGGTTGATCACGATAAATGTAATCCATTGAGACTGCTAAACAATCAGAAGTTGTGTAACCACACTCTACTATACTGGTAGTTACATTGGTAACATCAATGAGGGGATATTTTTCTACTTTTTCTATCTTTTCAACTTCACCTCCCTTTAGAGATATTGTAACTAGTGTTTGTGCCTCACTTAACGGAGCACCAATTTCAGGCATTCCAAAGCCAACTTGAAACCACTTTATATTATTTGGACCATTATTCTCATATGCTGTTAAGGTGAGATTATTTGTCTGGTTTGTCTCTACTGTGATTAATGGATACTCTGTGTGATAGTTAGTTACATCAGTGGCTATTCCATTAAATGAGAATCCATTATGTACGAGCTGTTTGTATTGTTTACTCTTTCCAAATGTTGGAGGAACACAGTCAGCACAGCTTCCACCTGATTTTTTCTTTTTTTGAAGTTCAGGAGTTAAAGAAGAAGGATCTATAAATGTAAACACACATTTAATTTCATCACCCTTAATAATATCAATTCTTTTGTGATGATTCACAGTCTCATCATTCTTTTTACAAATTTCTGATTTCATCGCAAGTCCAGAGGGAAATTCTTTTAGATGTATGTCACCAAAGGCACTATGATGTATCTCAAATTTTTCACTACGTACTACATCATCAAAATGAATTGTGTTGTAGGTTAACAAGCTTGTATTAATACCATACACAGCATAAACAAATTTACCATCAATAGGTGAAATTATATCTATTTCAAATGTTGGAAGATTATCTACCTCATTAAATGTAATTGTACATACGTTTAAAATCGTAGACTCATAAAAATAATTGTTAAGCATATTCAGAATGTTACCGTTTATATCTACACAAATTTGTGACGTTAACTCAAGTCCAGAGGGAAAAGATGTTATATCTACAGTAAAAAATTCTTCTGAAATATTAGTAGTTATGTGAGTACCCTTTATCTGACTAGTAACATCGATTGTTCCCTCGACTACAAAAGCATTACCTATATCACCTACACCATATTTATATTCACCACTAATAGGTGAAATTATCCGAATTACTAATGGTGTAGGGACAACATCATTTACAACTTGATTTACAAATTCATCATGATCGCTAACAAGATCAAAATTACAGGTTATTGGAGCTTTAGTGGAAGGCGTATATGGAAAATCAATCTTATTCCCATTTTCCACATTACAAGAATAATTTAGTGAAGTTAATCCCAGATTAATTTCAACACTATTAATATAAATCGGTTTGTCTAGTGAAGCATAAAATAAAGTCGATCCTTCGCGCGCATAATCACCAGTTGATTCATTAATGAGCATCATTCCATGTGGGGCTGCACCTAATAGAATCGTGAAACTCGAATTCGGTGGGATTGTTCCATAATTCATAAAAATTGGTACACTATCATCTGGATTTAACCCAGTTGATAGTTCAGCAAAAGCATCTGATATGCCAAAAGATGCCATAACCAAAATAAACAAGCTAAGCATCACTAATTTATTCAATAGTTTTTTTGTGATATACAAGTATATAAATCCATGATATCATATTACAACAACGAGATCAGATAACCTACAAATATTCCGATTACAAATGATGCCACTAATCCAAGGGTTACAGTATTTTTGATGTTCATCTCTGTGATATGAAATATTTTAGATCTGTTCTGGCAAGATTTGCAGCAGTCATATCTCCTGATAATTCCAACTCTTTAATTACTTGCTTTGTTGTCTCTATCTCGTTTTCAAGTTGTATTTTATTCATGTATGGTGTCATTCTAATTTAACTAATAAAGAGATGTGTGTATTTTTTAAACACACCTAACTTACATGAATGTCTTTTTTGTGTCTTTTTAGATCTTTGCGTGAGGTTGCTGTATAATCACAGTTTGTATAATTACACGATACTAAACCCCTCATAAAACTGTGATTATATTAGATGAATTTAAGAATTTGCATATTGTATTAATTCGTCTGGAAGATTGTTTCTAGTATCACAGTTTTGGCATTTGTTTTTGTGTTTTACCATCCATGCCAAACGTTCTTTATATAATGGAATCTGACAATGCTCACACTTTGATATGTGGCCTGGGGGTAATACTTTATCACAGTCATAACATTCCAGATTATTTGATTCTGCTTTATCGCGTACACGCCAGGAGCCACAAGTACACTGAACTCCACTGTAATCTAAAAATAATGCAGTATCTCTACTAATTGGTTTTAAAATATTTAGCTGACTTTGTCTGTTGCCCTTTTGAAATTTAGTTGCCTGCTTTAATGTCAAAAATTTATTCTGTTCAGTTAGATTGATTATGTTTTGCTCCATGAAGACCTTGGCGCATTTGTTGGTGTTGCCCAAAACAGTAGCTAAACATTCAAGTAAAAATAATTCAGTGTTTCTTGGTACCTTTGTTTTGTTGTCTATTGCATTTTTGCAATTATTAATCATAGTAGTTCTTTGTTTGTAAAATTCATTCATTATCTTTTCTCCAAACTTGTCTTCTAGGGGTTCAATGATCTTTGATTTATCAACTATGGTTCTGCATACATCAATAATATCATAACATAACTCTATCATATCTCTATTCGGAGTATTTATAGAACTATTTGGTTGATCCTGCGCAGGATCAAGTGTATTTCTTGCCATGGATGGATCAGTCCAGCCATTTCTTTTTGTAACTAACCAATATGTTCCGTTATGCCATTTATACTCTTCTCGTGTCATAAACTCTTTGAACTGTTTCTCATAAAGCTTATCCTCAATATCTTTTCTCATAAGAGTAGAGATCTGAATCTTTTCTATTCCCTGGATTTCCAGCTCATTTCCCATGGCTACCCATAGAACCTCATTGTTAGGTATCTCTATGTTTAGTTCATTCTCAATTACGTTTTCTAATAGATTAGAGTAATCCTTTGAACGCTGTAATAGATGGCTCATTCATTATTACATGTGTAAAAATTAGTATAAATACGATATTAGACTATTCCGGGACCAGTAATTGATAAGAACTCCACTTTTAATAATTAACACGCATAAAAAATTATCAAAACTGGATATTTTCTCCACTCTTGTATTAATGAAATAAAGATACAGTAGTTTTTTTAGAATCGTTTCACTTTGGTTATCATGGCACTGTATAGATAGCCTTTGGGACCAAGAGTGACTGCATATGCTACTCTAGTAGTATTCATTTGTACCATAGTATCAGCTACTCTTTTAGCAAATTTTTTTTCATCTGTATGCTCTTCGATGATTTTGATATTTACTTTCATATTATTAATTATGTATAGAAGTATTTTATGTATTTGCTCGCTTCCCACACTCTTGGCATTGTGGCCTTTCATGAATCTTTTTAGCATTAGGATCTCTTGAGGATGCGTATTCATTACCACAAGAGCAGTTATAGACTTTGAGTTTCATTTTTTTCTCTTCTTTACACATGTGTGTTGGATGATCTGCTGCTTGATAAAGACTAGTTTCTCAAGTGTGGTATAATCACGCTCAATTGCAGTTCTTTCAATTTCTCGATTAATAATCACAACGGCTTCTGGAAGAGTCATTTACACCAGCTTCCATGAGGTTTACCATCACCCATTATCTCATAGCATAAGGGACAAATATCATATCCCATTAGTATTTGATTGATAAACCACAACTCCTCATAGTATCCTTGGTCATCACTAGTCAAGATATAGTCAATGATATAATTTGGCATGTGTGTGTGCTCTCTCATAGTTGTCAATCCATGTCTAATTATATCCATGGTTTTATTACAACCCACTAGGTTATAAGGTTTTTAAAAAACCAGAATCGACAGTTATCGACAATTATACTCATGCCTGGAGTTGTTCTTAGGTGATTGTCGATGAAAAACACAAAATGTTATAGGATTTTTTTATTAAAATCAATGAAATTAAGAGTACCATCTTTATCAAATATTTTAGTTAGTTTTCCATTTTGTCTCGACAATCGACCGAGTTTTGCGATGCCTAGCCATATAAAAAGAGGATGATTGTCGATACTCTCGATGATTGTCGATTTTAAATCAGATAAATTATGTATGGTAAGATCAGCGCCCAATGAATAAAAATTCTGCTTTTTGTTATCAGGATTTGGTTCACTCTCAAGCATTCCCTCATCTACTAATGGCTCTAGATAATTTTCAACTATCTTTTTTGGAGTGGTTGGTTTGTCAAATTTCTCTGCATATTTATCTGCTAGCTGACGGGATGTTAATTTGACCTGTAATTTAACATTGCCATAACTATCCAAATTCTCCATTAACAACTCCTTGACTACCTTTTGAAAGAAATTTACCTTATCTGGTGCCAAGGTGCTAATTACACCTAAGAACTCTGTTGATTTATCAATATTCTCAAGTGATGTAATTACAGAAACATGTCTTATTCCTTGATTAGTGATGAACTCTATTTTCATATTCTCCTTAGCATGTAGTATTGTCTCAATATTACAAAATGCGTTAATTCGCGCAAAATGTCTCATATCAATTCCTTGAGTATTTGGGAGTAATTCTACTATTTTTTGTCTGTATGGATTATAAATTGGGTTATTGTCATCTTGGCATAGTGTAATTATATATTCTTTAAGTTTGGCTACAAAAAATTTTGAATATTCTCTATCCTTGGAATTTGTGTGTATATGAGCAGCCCAAGTAGGCACACCCATAATATCAGCAGTTAATTTGTTTGCAGCCTTGTATTTTTTAACATCAGTGTTAGGTGATGTAATAAAGAACCTGCTTTGAATCTCTGGCCACACTTCATTTTTTGCTTCATTTTTTGCAGAACATACAATTGCTGCAGGCCAACCTCTCAGAATAGTTTCTTTGACTCGCAGAGAGCCATCACCAGTTGTGGTTTTGTATAGTAATTCATGCTTGTCATGAGAGAGTAGTGGCTTTAGCATTTCATATGTTGCAGGATTTGGATTATCAAGAAATAATAAAATTTTATGAGTTAGATCAACCATATTTTTGGCATTTGCCTTGAGCTCTTGGTATTCTGCCTCTAACTCTCGGCTCAGTTCTTTATCTTTACCTTTTCTTGCTTTCATTATATCAAAAAATAACTTTTCTGATCGCTCACCAATTTCATCTCCATTCTCATCAATTAATACACCATTTTGATGAATTAATGCAGTAGGAGATAATCTTGCCACAGTAATCATATCTTTAGTTGGAAATAGATTAGTGACTTGAACTGTAGCATATGTCTTACCTTCAGAAGTTGGAGCAAGCACACCAAGATTAATTGGATTATTAGTATATGCTGAAAAACATACTCGTAGTATTTGCCTTACTAGAATCGGGTCATTTTTTATTCTAGTATCTAAAAATTTTTCAATCTGCTCAATTGGTCTACCATCCTCTTTAATTTTCTGTATAGTTTTTTCATGTGCATTTGCAGATACTTTTGAAACTAAATCCATTGCATCATCAACAAAGTTTGAAGTAGAATTAATCTTCAAAGCCTATTCATCTCAGATTCTCGAAGTTTTTTTTTGTATATCAGATTACGAGGCTTTGAACGTAATTTGTATCCGCAACACGGACACCAGATGCCATCCCATACTATAAACAAATCACAGACCTGACAACGCTTCTGGCCATTTTTATATCTACCATTAATAAAAGCTCCAATAGCTTTATGTCTTGTACAAATGCCCTTGCATCCCATGTTATTTTTTCTCCGTTAGAGTTTTTTCAAGACTTTCGGGGGTGATTTCATATACTTCACTCAAAATAAATGAAATTATTTTAGATAATGGAAATAGAATATCTATAACATCTAATTCAGGATAAAGGCCTAAAAGCGCAAATGCTGACAAAGCTCCTAATTCTTGTGGAAAATTAGGTAATGAAGAAGTATATTTTAGCATAGAATTGACTTTAGCTACACGTATAAATTTAAGAAAAAATTTTTGTGAAAGTATTGGAGCTAGCCCTGATTCTGCCGTGTAAGATATAATCCCAAGAGAAAGTAACTGTTTAAATCCTTCCTCTATTTCTTCATCTGTTATTACTTCTCCATCTATTTTTATTTCTTCGTCTGTCATATTTTCTCCTTTTTCTTTTTTGGTGTGGGGAGATGTTGTTCATCAAATCCTTGATAGCATGGTGTGCCTTCTGGAACTCGCTTGAATATCCAAAACGATACAACATCACGATATGAATTAAAAGCCTGGACCACTTGCCAGCACTCTATTAATTCTAATCCTGTAACCCATGGAAACCATGGCGCATTGATAATTACATAGCCTCCCATCTCTACTAAATCCCTCATGGCATACGAGAAATATCTGCGAGTGTGATATGGGATCTCCCAAGGGGGATCAGCCAAAATGTTTTTCTGTGAGCTTGAACCTAACTTGTCTGGCAAGTCCCGAATATCTGCGATTATATCGGGATTATTCCCTCGCTCTATGTCAATTCGCAGTGCCCCGACTTGGGACTTGCCAGAAAAACAATGACATAGATCAGCATCTCTAATTTCTAGTCTATGCAAAGTGTCTCGGACAAAATCCTCTATTTTATCAGGCCAAACCCAGGCCTCAATAAACTTGAATTTTCCCTTGTCTACTTTATGTTTCATCTTCTACTTCTCCTTGCCATATCCACTGCCCTCTCAAATCTCAAATCATCTTTTATTGCCTGCAAAATTGTGATTAGCTGATGACATGTCTTGCATAGTAATGCAAATCTGTCTGGGAATTTTTTGATTATTGGAAGAATATACAAATTGTAAAGATACCAGGAATTAAAATCAGAATGTTTCTTTTCATCTTTCCTGTATACTATATGATGAAAGTGAAAATTCTTTCCAAACTTTTTTAGACATACCATGCATGCACCACCAAGTAGGGATGCTACTTTTTTTCTTTCCTCTTTGATTATTTCTATTTGATTCATTTTCTTTTCCTTTACTGCCCAGTTTACATCTTGAGCAAAGATGTTTTTTTAAAAAAAAATAGGATGCTATGCATCCACTAGAACCCAATAATCCTTTCCACCACCCTTGGCCTGTATCATTACACATTTGACTGGACCTACTGGCTTTCCATTTTTTAGATCTTCTCTTAATTGTGGATTCTTCAAAGTATCCATAACAGCTTTTCTGCTTGTGTAGAATTGATCATACTCTGTTCCTTCTACTTTGATTGATTTTTTAGTTGTAATGCGTATAGATGGTTCGCCTTCATAGCTTGAATCTTGTACAGATGTAATTGTAAAAGATTCAGCTCCAATTTTGGCCAAGCCTATTGCATCTCCACTTGTTTGGTAATCGCTTATCTTACTCATTATATCACCTCCTCTAATTGTATTAGTATCATCGTTGCCACCCACCAGCTGAAAATTTTACAGTTAAGGTTTCCTCAAATCTTTGCACAGAAAAAATATACAAACCTAATTGTCTCATCCATTCTATTTGTTCGGGATTTAGAACTACATACGAATTGGTTTTTGCAATATATTTTTCATCATCTGCATCATATGTAATATTCCACATATCTAAGACATCTACAATTTTAGATACTATCTCATTCTCTATTCCCATTTTTCATCCTCATCATATCGAGACGGTTTTTTTCCATTTCTTTCATTTTTTCATCATATACTTTGCGTGACATTCCAATGACAACAATTCCAGTTAGTAAATTTTTCACACAACCAATATGATTATAATTTTCATTTTTGTGTATATCATATATCACTCTAGCTTGTGCATCACTCATAGTATTCCAATATTTGTTACAAGTATGACAAGATGTAACATGAGAAAATTCCTTATCTCTCATTTTATCCTCACCATTACAAATTCTGCATGACACCATGTGCAGACAAGTCTAGAATTTTTGTTAGTTTTCCTTGAGATTCGCTCACCACAATCAAGACACACCACAGGGATAAAGCTAGGAGTCAACTACTCTCTCCAACTTTTTATTTTCTTCAATTTGCTCGTCAAGTGACTTTGCACCACACCCAGCAAGTATTCCAAACCAGTATTGTGAGACCATTATGAGAAAGCCTCCTGAGTGGTAAGCTGCTTTTTTGTTTTGTAATCAAAGATTGCCTTAACCCCTCTCTGATACTCAAATTTTTTAGAGTGATCTTGGCAGACAAAGATTAACTGCTCATTGTCATAACGGATTACAAGTTTGACTGGTTTGCCACAACAGCGTTTTGGTTCAGTCATTATCACTAATCCTCTTTTCTGCAATCAACATGAGCTCCTCAGTTGATTCAGCTTTGGATGCTGCAATGAGTAAATCGCTTTTGGTGCAAAGTAATTTTGTATTCTGTGCAATGTACAGCAATCCAAATCTTGCAAGAACTGATTTGTCAATTGAATAACCTTTAGCTTTAAGATTAATGATAACTGGAGACGCGTCAATAATTCTCTCAACAGATTTGTTTGTAACATCTGTAACACGAATGAAAATTCCAGTTGTATTAGATTTCGATAAGACACTCTCCCCTCAAATTATATAACACAGAATAGTTTGCAAACAAGCTTTATTTAAAATGGATCAAAAGAATTATTACCGTATATCAGACGTATAGTAAATGTTAAATTATAATAAATTATTGGATTTACATTGGTCCAGTGAACGGAAATGTCTCCCTTTTCAATTATGTAACACAACGTTTTGAAACACTGGGCCAATGTAACTTTTTACTTGGTTTTGATTCCATATATTGTTATGATCAATTCACTTTGATCAATTGGAATAGAGTATGGGGGTTTAATAAAATGATATATAATTTAAATTGATCATAATTTTAAGAATAGATAATTTGGATTGAAGATTTTTTTATTATCATATTGATCTGTGTAATTATTAATGACATATAAAAACACAAAAACAATATTATTTGCATCTTTGATTGCTGCAATGATTCTATCATTTTCAGGAATGAACATGATAGAAGCTGCAGCAAATGAGAAGGCAAATGATAAAGTAGAAAAAAAATCAACACTAACAAAAGAACAAAAAGAAGATCTCAAGCGAGTAACTGAAATCATGACTAAGCGTCTTATTTTGGAAACTGAGAAAAGAGGACTCGAAAAAAGTGCATCTACTGATGACAAAATAGTAAAATTAGAAATCGAAAAACAAATAGATGATATTGATAAAGAGTTCAATAAACTCCAAAAGAAAAGTCAAGAAAGATACCATGTAACTCCAGAAAGACAAGCTGAATTATCTCAAATTAGAGAAAATACCGACTTTTCTGGAATTCCACTAGTAGGAATGGGAATTGATGGCATAAAAAAACAACTTTCTTTTGAAATCTTAGATAGTAAATGGAACAGAGCACTTGAAGACAAATATAGAAAACAATTACACGAATTGATTCCTAGTGAAAAATCTTTCACTATTAAATTCAGAGATACCCCAACAGACTTTTTATGTGGTAGTAGACAAAATTGTATTCAATTATTTGGTGGAACACAAATCGAAGCTCATACAAGCGGTAATTGTACCTTGGGTTACAAAGCTATTAGATTAGGAGTAATAGGATTTGTAATGGCAGGTCATTGTGCAGATGGTGATGTAGGTGAAAGTGTATATCATCCAACTGGAAATCGTAGGGCTGTGGGTATTGTGATTGCAGAATTGAAACATTCTAACACATCTTGTGATTGTGCATTTGTGGGAACTTCTAGTAGTGATGTATCAAGCAAAATCTATTTTGGTCCATTTAGGTACTATCAACCACAATACTACACATCCACAACAAACCAAGCAGGCCAATATGTAGCAATGTCTGGTGTAGGAAGTGGAATTGAATACGGTGTAGTAAATGATATTGACTTTACTGCAAATTATAACAGTGGTACAGTCAAACATTTAGTAAAATCTACATTAGATTCAACTTATGGAGATAGCGGTGCACCAGTTACACGTTCAACTGGCAAAAGTATTTTTGGCATAGTTAGTGGTGGTCAGGAATTCTGGGGCGAAACTTATCACGTTCCAGTTCAGAGAGTCATGACAGAATTAGGTGCTTATCCAGTATCATAGGATTCACCCTTGTTCTTTTTTTCATATTTTTCCCAAATTCGTACAACTATCAAACCAATTACTATTATGAGTAATGGAGTTGTGTAAGTGTAATCAGTTGAATTTTCAACATATTCAATATGAGTAGTTGTCATATGAACCCAAGAAAGAATTCCAATAAATCCAATTACTGCAAACTTTATTCCATCTCTAAAAATCCTCTTCAGAATTCCTTGTTTTTCAATGTCTTCTTTAGTTTTATTAATTGTAACAAAAATATCACTATTAATTTTAAAAAATCTATGTTCTTGTCCTTTTCTTTTAATCTTCTTTTCTGTAATTGTTACCATGCCTAACTCTTCCATCTTTTTTAGATGATGAATTACCAGACTAACTCTCATGTCAAGTGTTGTGGCAATCTCATTTGTGTACATTGCCTGATTCATTAGATTAAAAATGATTTTTCTACTTGAATCATTACTTAGTAGCTCGCCTAGAGATTTGAGGTTATCATCAGATGCAAATACCTTGATTTTTGGTTCATCATCTAACAATATTGTTCAATTCAGATAGAGCTATATCTATGTATAGCGACTGTTAAATATTTTAATTTATATTAAAAATATGAAGGAAAATGAAAACTAGATATAAAATATTGATTATCGGAATAATTGTTTTTAGTATATTAGTTGTGATTCCACTTGCAATAACTTGGGGTACTGAATATAATTGTCGTATTAGTAAAGAAGTATGTACATGGTACGAGGTGCCAATAATTGGTTCAGGTTATTTTGACGGTGATCCAAAACCTGATGTTATTGAAGACCCAAATTCGAATTACATTGAACCAACTTATAATTATACAGGACTGGGAGATGATTGTACTTGGATAGACCATCCAGATGATTGCTATGCAGTAGTACCAGAACCAATATGTGAGGAAGGACTTTACTATACTGACAGATATGGATGTAGTGAGTTTAGGAATTAGTCTTCTTCATCACTAACTGATTGATATAATTCTTAATCTCATCAGTCATTGGTCCATTTGATTGCAGATCTCGCATCTTCTCAGATAGCTCATCAATCTTTTTCTCTTTTGCTTCTAGTTCACTAATTTTTGCTTGTTGCATCTTTAACTGTCTCCTTTGGCGCTCCTTTGTACTAATGGTTAATTGATCTATAGCTTTGACAAACTCCTTAAAACACTCTTGCCTAGTTGGAGTAAGATATGTACCATCAAGGCCTTTTTTGTGCTGCATCAGCTTCTCTGCGATATTGGAATTTACCTCAGAGTCAAGCTTGAGAATTGTATTGAATCTCTTTCTAAAGCCATGGTCTATCTGAACATCAAAGCGATTTCTCTTTTTAATTCTGGTAATTGATGTTCTTCCAAGTATTCTCTGCATTGTCTTTTGAAAGCCATTACCTGTCATCTGAAAGTATTTGCCATCTTTATCTACACGTAAAGATAAAAAGATTGGAGTGTTCTCATCAAATATTTCACCCCTCTTTTTTCTAAAGGCATGATAATTGTCAATTGCCATAGTTGCCTCTGGAGATGTAAAAACAAAATGAGAATAGTCATTTTCATCAATAATTTGCGAATCACTCCTAGTATCTTTTTCAGATATTGTCTCATCAGACTCTGCATAAATGAGAAATGCATAGCATTTCTCATCGTTAGGATCAAGCATAGCTATCATGTGTTTCATTAATAATGGATGATTATGCACTCCAACCCTAGAGCCAGTTGATGCATGATAATGAATAACTGCAGTCTCTCTATGATTAATGCAGCTATCAAGCATTGTATCAATTTTGGTGGTTTCCCAGGGTTTGTAGCCTGATAGTTTTTCTTCTGGCGGAAATTGTGCATAAACTGGCTTCCAAGATACTGCATGTTCACGATAATTTACATCCAATAATTTTCGCATTGGTTTGAATTGTTTAGGTACAGTATTTGGTGAAATTTCATTAGCTAAAACTCGTTTTCTCAGGTGTTTCACATACATATCCATAAGGGACTGTAGATCTGTATCTGATACCTTGAGAAACTCTACTACTCCGGATATGTCAGACCATCTAAAAAATACTTTGAGATAGCTGTTGTAAGTAGGTAAGCTGGTACGAGCTAGATTTGTGTCCTCCAAAAGAGTGATTTTTGTGCGTGGGTTTTCTAGGCCTTGTTGTAAGCTAATCATAACCTATATCTCCATAATTAGTATATGAGTTAAGTGCCATATGCAAACAATAGGATATTGTTTTAACTACCTGCATATGGGTAATAACTTTTAACTATTATTTAAATAATTAATCAGAACTGGGGTCCATAATAACTATGATTGTATCATCATTATCTTCTAATTGAGTTATCTTATATCGCACTGTAGTCAAATTAACAGTCATTTCAATATGATCACCCAAACGAAAATTAGGAAGTCCTTCTCGTTTTGAAAAAGTTGTCCGACATCTTCCTATTGGAATATCTACCACGCTATACTTACGTATAGCAATTATTTAAAATGGATCAAAGATGATCAATTTTAATTGATCATTGTGATTATGATTTATTTTTCATTTAATTCAAACTTCCATTGTATACCGCTTATTTGATGATGGACTTTCCCATCCTTATAAATTCTATCAAACTGAATTGAACGTATTTTAAAATCAATTTGTACGTTGTTTGTGAATTCGATAAGAGTATCTGGAATCTCAACTAATTTATGTTTTAGATTTTTTTTATTTGATAGTTCAGGAATGTAATCATCTCTATTCTCAAAGTGGGGGTGTTGAAACTTTGCAGAAAATGTAGTTTTTTGATTTTTTCTATGTAAAACTACTGACACAACTTTAAGATTTAGTTTGATTCTCATTCCATCTTCTAATTCATAAACAAAACCTCTCTCATCATCAACAAGTGGATAACAAATTAAATCCTCATTCAAGATATATTGTAAACAATACAATTATTATTTAAAATGGATCAAGGATGATCTATTAAAATTGATCATACCTGTATATGGGTATTAACTTTTAACTATTAATTAAATAATTATTTTAATTGTAGTATTTTTTTATTCGTTATATCAATTAATGATGTATCTTTTTTACGTTTATTTTTAATAAAAAATAATTGTTTGTTTGCTAAAGCAGGATGAAAATTAAAATGTTGAATAATTTTTGTTCGTAATCTTCGATTCACAGATCTTCTTAAATGACCACAATAAGTTTTTTTGTTACCCAATATATCAACACTATTACTTTCATGACATCCTCTTATTTTCTGATTATTTTGTTGAATGCATTTTTTACATGATTTTTGACGATATTGAGCTTCAGTTATTTCAAATCTTTTTTCTAAACCAACACCATCTTCCAACCAATCAACCATTCTATCTTGCCTAATTTTATCTAAATCTGTTAAACTTGTTTGTGGAAAAGATACACGTTCATCCATCAACGTAACTCAAAATATAGCATATTTAATCCATATCCAGCCGCAAACCTGTTATCTATTAAAACCCTCTAGTTTTATGGTTTAACTGAAATTCTTGAGGTACAAAATCACTATGTGGAGTTTGATCTACAACTGCGAGACCAATTTCACGAAGTGAATTAAAAATTAAATTATTTGATTCAATATGTATAATGTTTCTTGGACGTTCTGATTCTTCATAACACCAAGTATGAGTATTGAATATTTTACCAGGAGGCATTATTGCTGGTAATTTAGTATTAGGTCGGACATAACCTGGAGATATTAGATGTGGTCCTATTAACCCAGCCAAGATGTGATTTGATGCAAATGGGGGTGCATTACTTCTGAGTGGTTTTACCGAAATTATATTACAAAGAATTTTTTTATTTGCTAATTCACTGGAAAGAATTGACATATTTCTTGGAAATTGGGAGAAACCACCCCATTCAACATTGAATGCTTTGAATTCTTTCTTAATTACAAGTTTAATTTTTTCTTGAAACAACTCTGGATTTTCCGTTCTAAGACTAATTGTAGGACATTTAATTTGATCCGTTTCCATTTCAAGAAAATTATCCAATTGTCTTTCAAATTCTGAAGCTGATTGGTTCTTGTCAGGTTCCATATCCGATAGAAATGTTGTTTGTAATTCTGTTTGTATTTCCAAAGACAGTTGACGAGTACGTTCATCAACATGATTAGAATCATAATAAAAATTTATACCTGTAATTTTTGGATCTTTCTTACTAACTATATTTTCAAAATCTTTTCTAATAGCAGTTCTTTTTGCCACATCAGTTAAAGGCTTTGCATTTGATGCAGTCTGATCAATATAATAATAAAAGATTTCACTTTCTAAATCAATTTGTGTATCATGTGATTTTTTATAATCAGATTTATTTGAGCACAAATATGGACATTCAAATTCAAAATCATCAATCATTGCTTTAAGATAGTTAGAAGTGAATTTATTTTCAGGGTTAGTTAATGATCTATTATCAATAATTACAAGTTCTGGCAATACAGTGTAATAATTTAACTACGCTATAAATGATCCACCGATCTGGTTAGAATCTGATCTGTAACTAACTAAAATACTCTCTAAACAGATCAAACCAAATAGATCATTATGGCTATTGACTGATCTGTTCAAATCCCTGCATATGGTTATTGATTATTTTTTGGCTCTTCGCTTCTTGTTTAATTCTGGTGCATGCTTGTAATAGTATTCCAGGCTTGTCGTGTTGCGTTTTGTCTTGTCTTTATAATGCCTATTCAGGGATGATGCTCTTTCTTCTGTGATGTTTTGTTGATATCGTAGCTTGCGCTTTCTTTTAATCTCATCTTTGTTTTTTTCATAATAATTTTGACGGGTGGTTGTATAAGTTGACATTTTAAAAAAAAGAAAAAAGGGGGAAATTTGAACTAGTTTCTAACTTACGTTGACAGTTATACTAACTGGTGGTGATAATGCCGTTGGATTATCAACAGACTCCCAAACAAATACAGTAGCAGTGTATGCTCCTGCTTCACTTGGTGTCCATGATACCGCTGGGCTGAATGATTGACCACTTGTTAATGAACCTGTAATCCAGTCTAATTTGACTGTAACACCGTCACTATCCTGAACCTGTAACAAGTATGCGAATGCTTGCTCTCTATCCTGACCATTTATCAAGTCAGCAGTGAGTTGTACCTGTTGGTCAACTGTAACAACATCTAAGCTGTTACCGAAGGCATCAACGGTTCTCAAGTTAGCAGCTGGTGCTCGCTCAAGAGGTGGTACTATCGTGCCGATTAGTGTAGTGGCAGTAATATCAAGTTCATCTGCAGTTGTGTACGGATCTGGTAGTGTATTGTCCTCATATTCTGCGGTGACAGTGTCACCTTCTGCGACTCTGAGTCTGTGACCAGATGATTCATCGGAGGTTGTGAAGAACACAGTACCTTCGAATATTCCGGTTGCCTCATTAGTCTCAGTTACAGTAAGGTCAATACCTCCGGCATCGGAGTCAGACCACACATCGACAGCAAAGTTGTCGACTGCTTCTGGATTAAAGTTCATATCTGGATCAATTATTCTAACAACACCTGTTCCGCTAGCTGGATAGCTTGCTTCAAGCCACTGAGTTTCACCTATATTCCATCTGATAAGTGCTGAACCAATTACAGTTTCATCCTCTGAGAATTCAAAGGATACTGTAAGTCCGTCATCATCATCTGCTGGTAATAGTCCATCTGTTGGACCACCATTATCTAGGGATATAGCACCTGTTGCGTCTGTTTCAGTACCATCGCCATCTGCATCATGTTCAGGAAATCCTGTAAGGATTACTTCACCTGTGAAGATGCCTGTGTCAGTTCCAGTTTCAACGAGTTTGTAATTGTCAATATCAGAACCTCGAGTTGAGACCTTTATTGGGTCTGCAGCTGTGTTTCCAATTTCGTCAACTAAATCACCGTCAAAGTTGTGATCTGGAGCGACTATGGTAATGTAGACTTTATCAGTCCATGTGTAAACTTTTTGGTCAAGCTCTACAGTTGCACCGAAGTTTGAAGTAAAGATTGTAACATTTACATCTTCATCTTCATCACCTACATAGTTTGATCCGGATGGACCCCAATCAGTATATTCTAATACGATTTGTTCACCTCTGTTAAGGTTGTTACTATCTAGTTCCGCAGGAATCTCAATGACTACTTGGAAGATACCAGTAGAGTCACCAGTTTCTCTGAAGCTAGATGGTTCTGGATCAAAGTTAAGATCTTTACCCAATGTGGTAATAGCTGCATCAGAATCCCATTCAATCAAGTCCAAGGAATATGATTCTGCACCATCATTGTCCAAATCAAAGTCTGGCTCAATGAGTGTTAAAATCATATCAGAACCGATAAGATATACGGATTTGTCTGATTGCAATACACCATTTCTTAGGTCAAATGTAGCTGAATCTGTGACAGTATTTGGTTCACCTGAAGCATCAGTTGGATCAGTGTATTCTACAGTGAGAATATCTCCTTGTAAGATACAATGTTTATCATCGTTTGATGCACCTGCAATACGGTCTGATACTATAGTACCTTTAGTAGTTGGACATGCTGAACTTACTGGGCCATCAGTGAATCTGATAGTCAAATCAAGTTCAAATATACCAGCATCAGGTGCAATCTCTAAGATTGGACCTAATTCTAGTGTATTATCAATTACATCCTCGCCTATAGTAATTTGTTTACTATTTGCACTAGATGCTCCTGCTGTTGCAAGAACTACATGATTGGAGCCTCTACTAATAGTGACCTTTACAGGACCATTATCTGTAGATTCTTCTATCTTATCCTCACCATTTGGAGCTAAATCAAAGTCTGGATCATTGACTCTAATATGTACAGTCAAATCACCAACACCTAATTCACCACCAGCAGTAGCATGAAGTGGGAAGTATGATTCTCCTTCAGCGGATGTACCATATGGTACTGAATAGACAGTTCTATCAAATGCGACAGAACCTGTATTTGCACTTATACCTGCAGAATCACCTGTTTCTATAGTTTCACCAGATGCATCTCTAAAGTCTTGATAGTTAACTTCAAGATCAACTCCTGTTACAGAATCGATTTTAAAGGTGTCACCATCAGGCTGACAGTATGTTTTTGGAATTTGGAATGTTCCAATAAATACACCAGTAGAGTCACCAGTTTCTATAATAGTACTCATAGAGCCAAATAGACCACTTGCACCATCGCAAGATTTCCATTTAGCATCATTGAAAGTAATATCAAGAAGTAATGATCTACCATCACCAATACTATCTGATTCTCTTACTACATAGACATCAGGAAGTTCGCTGTCGGTATTGAGATCAGGGTCGTTAACTGTTACAATAACAGTATCTGCAACTTTGTAGTTTGTACTATCAAATGTTACCATACCCGAATAAGTTGGAGCATCTTCTTTGGCAGATATTGTGGTTTGTTCACCCTCATTATCTGTATCTAAGTAGACTATCTCAACTGCATCCTCATCAGTCAAATCTTCATGAACTATTACATCAAGCTCATCACCTATTGTTTCAAGGCTAGCGAATGTATCAGCATTAAAGATATTGATTTGATTTAGCATAATGTATTCGACTGTACCAGTGTATATTCCACTAACTGAAGTAGTTTCTTCTGCTTCAAATCTGTATATTGCATCGTTGTAACGTTTACCATCACTTGATTGTCCAAATGTAAGGATATCAAAGACGACGTTAAATGATTTACCTTTTAGACCTTCAGAATCAACTGTGATAACAAGATTTCCTGATGTTATATCATCAATTACATCTTGATTAACGTAGATTAATCCTTGATCATCCAATTTTAATCCGTTAACGGATGCAGTTATTTGATTTAGGGATCTAATATCATAGTTAATCAGTGTATGGACACCATCGACATTTACAAAGTCATCTAGTATGTTAGAAGAGATTCCAGTATCAATTACAACTGTAGGGTTAGCATCAGGTGTAATGGGAGTGGCATCAATTCTTAATATTTTACTAAATTGTGTAACAGTAAATGTTGCTGGAGCATTAGTTGAAGCACTATTTAGTGAATCATTTGTAGCTTTAATTTGCTCAACCAAACTAGTTTGTTCAACAATTGCAATATCTAGCTTTGACTTTACTATTAATTCTGTAGGAGTAAATAATGCAGTAATCTCTTCTGCAATTTGATTTACTCCAATAACTGCATTATCTAACAATGCCTGTTTGGCATCTATGGCTCCTTGTGTAGCACCTCGTAGCCATAAATCGTCAAGTTCAGTACTGTTAACAATGACAAAGGCGTCCCACTTTGTTTGATTTGTGTTAAGAACAGCTGCATTGGTATTAGATTCAATTTCGGTCCAAGCGGTTTGATTGTCAAAAACCCATTTATCTACAATGGTTTCTCTATCAGTTAATTCTTTGAGTGCATTGACTAAGTCAGTTGTATCCATTTGTCCAGTTATAGTAACAACACTTGTTGATTCAAGAGTTGTTGGACTACCAATTTCTATTGTTGGAATTACAGTAAAGATTGCATCACTAACATCAAAGTCATTGTCGAGTTTTGTGTTAGTATTTGCGTCTTGATCTGTAATTACAACAGTAAGTGGTTCTCCAGAACTCCATTCACCATCAATGGATGCAATATCCATATCAATTGTACCACCAAAGTATTTTACAAAAATACTTGATTTGTCAGCATTGTACTCAATAATTCCACTTTTGTCTCTTATTTTGGCATCAGTTGTAAACAAATCAGATTTATCTGAATCGTCTGTATTATCAAATACACCACTATTTGGTGCTGATTCTGTAACTACTATAGCTGGTCCATAGTCAACTGATGTGAAATGATCATCGTTTGGTTTTAAAACGAGCACATTTTTTACATCAAGATCTAAGAATCCATTATCATCATAATACAAAGCATTTTGCTTTGCTGGTGTAATGTCAGCTAAAGTAGTGAGGTCAGTGGTTTCATCAACAATACCATACCATGAAGTTTTATTCTCGACATTGAATGTCCAAGTATCTTCATCAGTAGGGTCGATGTTTAGTTGCATGTCATCAATGACTAGATGAATATCTGCATTGTGTGCATAATCATTTTTGTCTAGACTGTATGATGCAAAGTCATCCATATCTTCTGTGTAGGTAAGACTGACTACTTGATCAGGACTACCACCATAGATTACAGCAACTGTTTGAGCATCAGTGAAGGAGAATGTTTGGATAAATGGCCATTTGTCTTCATCTGAAGATTTAAGCTCAATTTGTCCCAAATCACCTTCACCGCCAGGATTAGCATAAGAGTTTTTGTTGAGACTACGTTCATTGTTTAGAACATTTTGTCTATCATCTCCATTACAGAAAACCTCAGCTGCGTCATCAAAGTCACCCTTAACCGTAAGTGTTTTAGTACAATCTACACCAAAATCAATATTCGTGTTAGGTAAAGCATCTACTACATTTTGAGCAGCAACATATGCATACCATGATCCATCATCGCCTTGTGCCATGACTAGATCATCACCATCAATAGTTACATTTGGTTGACCCTTTGATTCATCAGTTTGACGAATACTTGGATCATTCACAACAATCTCAAGGACCATTGGACCACCAAAGTTAACGCTTGACACATACAGATTTGCTGTTTGTGTTACTTCAGCTGAGGCAGTTGGCGTAAAGCCTGGAAAGGCAATAGTCATACCGCCTGCTAGCATGATTGTCATTAGTGTTAGACTAGTTATTTTTCGTTGTATTTCGTTATTCATGTTATTAGTTTTCAATTAAAAAGTTAGTATATAAAATGAATGAACGATTGATTCTTGATTTTGCCAAATATTTTATAAATTATTAAATTAGCAAAGTGAACAGGCATCAAATGAAAAGTTCAAACCAAACTACTGCTGACAATTCTGAGGGTATTTGGATATTTCCCTATCTAGCCTGTTCATCTATTGATTTGAAAAGAACTTTAAAAACATATAGTATTATTTTTTTGTTAATGAAGCGATATTTCTAGGATCAAAGAGAACTATACTATCACAATCCCATGTGTTAAAAATAGTGTGCATATGCAGCTTCCATGAATTCTCATAGTATATTCCATCACAAATATTAAATGCATTGGACCATATCATTTTGGGTGTAACTGGATTACCTTTTTTGAATTGCTCAAATTGATAATGTGAAAAATTAACCAAGTCACTAATATTAAACTGGAATCCTGGATTATAATCTCTAATGTCAGGTAGTAAAAATTGTACCAATTCATCAGCATCATCAACTGTTGATATTCTGATAAATAACAGATTTGCCTTGAGATACACATTACATATTGTTGAATTTTGTATGTCTCGGAATTCCTCTGATTCACACCATCTCTCCCAATCACCATTTACTGATATCCAAAATCCAGGTGGTTTGTAAATTAATGCCTTATCCCCTAGATCGGATAGCATGATATCATTTTTTATCATACCCTCATATCCTTTTTGTGTGGTTGTATGGGTTAGAGGTGCTGTGATGTACTGAGAATTAATAAAATTCAATTGACATTCCATTCTCACCTTAATGTCTCAACATCTGCTGGTTTGTAAAACTGTAATACAGGACAATACTTTCCTTTTCTTGCTTTAAGATATTCTAGTGCTAGGTTGTGATGTTTTGGTTTTTGATTTTCCATTAATTTAATTTTGTATTTTCTTGCACGATTTTCAACTAAATAATTTATAATTGCATTACCAAAAATTAAAAAGAATGCCAACCCAAACTGAAAGGCCATCAGATAATAATTCTCTCGAAACAAATACACTATACCAGCCCCAAACATTGCAGCACTAGCGATTACTCTTACTAGTTTTGAGCTTACTTTAATTGCAGGCCATTTTATTTTAATTGGCCTTTTATGATATAGGGCATCAAGAAAATTATAAACAGGCACACACACTTTTCTGATTACCACCATAGAGGGATATGCATAACAACACAAAACTACACTCCAGAAATATTTACAGAGTGTGATATTTTTTGGTACAATCTTTACGCCAAAATGCTCATAATCTTTTGCATACTTTTGAAAGTACCATTTACCCATAACATAAAACACTAGTCTATAATGCCAGGATCTTACGCTGATAGGATTCAATGTAATTTTAATAATTTCAGATATAAAATAAAATACTTTGATCTATTTGGATTGATCAATTATTCATAAATCATCATACAGTGTAAGGAATTTACAGTGATCATACTTGTTTTTTTGGTTTTCATAACTTAGATACTTCGTATGGGATTCATGGTTTTCATGCCATTTACAACTCGTATGAGATTTGTGGTTTTCAAACAGATTTCACCTCATATTCTTCTTTTGGTTTTCATATGATGGGTACTTCATTTCAATCATCTGTAAATGCCTCAACTGTACTATGTTGTAAGAGTTGTTTAGTATATGGCTCTGTTGTTTCTAATCCTTGTTGCCTTCGCCAAGTTTGCCATAAATGAACAAGAAATATCTTTACTGTCTTTCGCATGGCAATATTAACAATGTGACTGTCTGTGTGTTTTGGGTTTTTTCTTCTTTCTTTCTTTTTGATTTTATCATATAGTTTTCTGTACTTACATCTGTTAGGTGAACACATTACAAATGATCTTCCAACTTTCCAAGCAACTTGCCTTAGTCTAGGATTCCAGTTTATTTGATAACCTGAAATCTTTTTCTGTATGGTATATTCAGTCATACTATTACACACTGGACATTTTAGAAACGGGTGTAACATCTTGGCTGTTTTTCCTGTGTGATATTCTTTTATGATAAATGTTGGTTTTTTACAATTAGGACAGAAATTATTTCCACCATACCCAGCATATTGGTGTAAACTGGATGGATGCTGATATTTTTCAATATCATCAATGTATGCTATCAATCCAGCAGAAAGTAGTACGTCAATACCTGTTATTTTTACTAAATATTGGTTATGTAATGCATAATTTTTTAGTTGATTTCTTAACAATCGTTCAATGTCTTTCTCAAAAGATTGCGCGTTCCCAAAGATTGTAGTAATTCCATAAATAGATAATTCATCCTCAGTTAGTGAATGTTCACGTTTTGAAGCTCTTATTCTTGCTTGTGTTTGTATTCTTTGTCCTTGAAAATCATAGTAAATATCAACTAGATTCCTTAACAAGTATGGTGGGATTTCATCAGTGTCTTTAAATGGTATAGGAACTTTCTTTTTGATTTTTGCCTTTCTTTGCTTACTCTTTATCTTTGACAATTCCCTTCTCAAGGTACAAGCTTACTTTGGGGCCTGCCACATCAATGATGTAATGGTATATTCCGCGCATTGCATGATTGTCTCTCTTCTCTGCTAGCTCACGAATTTTTTCTGATTTTACTAGTATATCACCTAGTGCAATCATGCCATCTTCTGCTATGTCATTCTCATAGTATATTCTAAAGAAATTTCTCATTATTGTATAATGGTAAAATATCGACTCAGGATTAGTTGCTATCTTGGCTAAGAGTGGAATAAATTTTTTCAGCGCTGTTATATCTTGTGGAATAATTGATTGTAAAAAGTCATCAATATGCATTGGTCTGAGTGGTCTAATGGATGTAGACTTTGCATAGTGCAGACAATTAATGGCAACTGCATATCTTATCTTACTACCTTTAGTGTAATGCTCACAGTACTCTCGTAGATCATTAAAAAATTTGATCGAACCACTATCTAGTGCTTTGAGATGATCAGCTAAAGTTAGTGGTTTACCAAGGTTTAGTCTGCGATAAATCTCTCGGCTATTACCACCAGTGTATACAAATAATATCAGATCATATGTTGTTAATGCCCAAAAATCCCTAGCGTATTTTAGTCCCTCTATTCTGTGCTGGCCATCAATTACATCATATTTGGATGGACCACTAGAATGGACTAGCCGTAATACATTATCAGTGAATTTATTATCAATTATAGCATGAGCAATTTTGTGTACCTTTTGCTTTGAGACTCGTCTCTCAAATGAAGCATAAGCAAATGTCTCTTCAATCTTTGATAGATCAAAGTTTTTGAGTGTAACAATTTTTGCCTCTGGTGGCATGTAAACCTGTTTGTTACTCAATGCTCCACCCTTTTGGATATAGATGATTTTCCTTTACTATTTGGTCAGTTTCGACCTTAAAATTATAGAACCTGATTAGTTGTATTACTTGTAATGGTTTAAAATGCAACAGCACACGTCTTCTTTCATCACATATTCCCATTGCGTAAAGTGGTGTTCCCAGAATTACTTCAACCTCTTTTACTTTTAGTCGTACCATATACTGCATTTGATGTCTTCCATCTTTGTGGATTTTCAAATGCAAAGCTATTATTCCATTATTGACTGACCATTGATTGTTAATGTCAATCTCCATGTTATTCCATTGTCGTAAAAATGGGTGGTGGTTTTTATCATCATCTTCAATACATAATATTTTACCAACATACTTTGATTGACAAAGATAAACTCTATGATTATACATTGGCGCATCTCTTGGATTATGAGATATTGTATAACTTCCTTCTCTCACATGTTTATAAAAAAATAATATCATTTAAGATTCTGATCAATCCAAATTGATCACATTATAATAAAAAAAGAATTAGAGCCTTTTACGGATCTTCTCTAATTTTGATATGATTTGTGTGATGTTTTTCTTTACACCCTTTGCTTCACCACGAATATATGACCTTGCAAGCTGACTCACATCAGCTCCAATTCCAAAGAGTATGTATGCAACATCAAGTTTTTCCTTACAGATTTCCCAGTGATTTGCCATTATGTTACCAGCTGTATGTGTGGGTGTACTTTGAGATATTCACGCTCAGCTCGAGTTAGGGGTTCAAGACAATAAAGATCAAAATGTTTTCGCATGTTTGATTCTCGTCTTGCCATAGGACTAAAGAATACACCATTTTTTGATTCATTGTAATAGATACCTTTGGTTCCATCCATACAATAGATGTATTGTGTTTTGCCTTTTCGCAGTGTTCTGCGTGAAGTTTTGATAGCAACTAGAATCATTGCCTTACCATTTATTTTTTTTACAGATGAGAAAAATGTTTCCCTATCTGCTATTTTGGAGTAATACATTATTGTGTCTCCTTTCCTGGTGGCAAATCATCTACATCATCTATTGGTTCTAGTTCTTCCTCAGTAACTTGTTGTGTTTTTCTATCCTTTATTTTTTGAGATATTTTGTGACTTTTTCTTACTGCTGCATCCACTCCCATTACCAAACCAATCTGACCAAAGACTGCAGCTAACTGTAATGTTGAATCCATGTCTTCAGGTAGAGCATCAATTACTGGTGCTACTAATCCAACTGATGTTACCATACCAATCATGAATGTAGTTAATGCCAAAGTAGGATTAAATTCACTCCAACTTTTGCCTACCATTCCAGTGATTATTCGAAAACTTACTCCAATTACACAGATTATCACTGTAATAATTACTGGTTCAAACCCTAGAATTTGCATATTGCCTCACTTTTACGAGTAATTTCACTCATTACATTTGGTAAAAATTTTGTAGGTTATGAGAAGTAATTTACTATCACGCCTATTAAAACAAGATGACAATATGAATTTAATATAATTATAAATAGTATGTTAAGAACCAAACATAATGGCAAAACGAGTTACAATAATGCTAGATGATGATTTAGACAAAAAGGTAAGAATTCGTCAGGCAAAAATGATTCAGCAGAAACAGGCAACATATAGTTTCTCAAGATCCCTAAATGATATATTAAGAAAAGGTTTCAAATAACACTAGTATTATTTAGTTGGTTCTTCGCTAGGTTTGTTTAGTTCTTCAAATTCTTTATCTAGGATTTCTTGTTCTGCTGCTTTAATTTTATCAATAATTATTTCAGAGAAAAGACCATGAATATAGGATTCAATACATTCTTCTTCTGAGAATTTTAAGATGTCTTTTTCACTTTTATCTATCTCATTTTCTTTTTGTTTTATTTGATTTGGATCTACCTTTCCATCAGATCTTAGATCAGATAATACTTTTTTGTTATTTTCAAGAACTGATGCATTAAATTTTCCATTTAAAATAGATGATAGTTTTGCCCACCTACAAATTTTATCCCAAAACGTACCACCTATAATACATTCAAAAGGCTCTAGATTTCCTGCAATATCTTTTGGTTCCCATTCCAGATTAGATGTAAGTTCTACTGTATCAAAATTAATTTCAGCAAGAGTTGAGGGTACAACTATAGGTTTGTTATCTTTGATTAATCGAAGATTTACAGTTTTTTTAATAAACACATCACCAATTCCTTCATTGATTTTTTTTGTAGAATTTTGATAGAGATATGCTCGTTCATCTTCTTTTTTAGGAAAACAAGTTTGAAAATCAGTTATAATATCTGAAGATAATTTGAGAATTATTGTTTTTGCCAACAAGTGATGGATCGCAAATGAGATTAATAAGCGTTGTACAGTTATTTACAAAACTACACACATAGGTCACTTTGAGTATCAGTATTAACACATAGATCTGCAACTATAGTATTTGGTGTGATGACTGGTTGTGGGAAAATAAAATGTTTGAATATTGTAGTTTTTGTAGCAGCTTGGAAAATTTTATGGATAAATATTGTAGTCTTTGTAGTGATTCCTTTAATATCATGTTTGAAGATTGTAGTTTTTGCAATGTTTTGAGATATACCATGTTTGAATGCTGTAGTTTTTTCTACACTTAGACGAATAATATGTTTGAATATTGTAATGTTTGCAACACCAGTAATTATCTCATGCTTGAATATTGTAGTCTTTGATGCTGAGATGCCAATATCATGTTTGAATTTAGTAATCTTTGCTACAACTAGACCCATACCATGCTTGAATATTGTAGTCTTTGAGACAAAATTAATTATAGTATGCTTGAATATTGTAGTTTTTGAAATTAGTCCACTAATAACATGTTTGAAAATAGTAGTTTTTGAAACAGATGATTCAATTTGATGCTTGAATATTGTAGTCTTTGAGACATTATCTATTAGTTCAAGTGCTGTAATATCGTGAGTGTGTGCAAAAGATAGCATGTTGTACCCTCCACTATGATGTGTATAATGCGAAAGTAATTGTCTTGTTAGATCCTGATACTTGCTCACATGTAACTCTGTATGATGAAGATGGCATCCAGTTTACTAGGATTTCAGGATTTTCTTGTACTCCTCTAACTATTGTAGTTCTATATTTTTTCTCTACTGCTGCATCTTCATCTAAATCATAAACACGAATCATTATTTCATCACCTGCTAACAAGGCATCAAAAAATATTTTAGTTGAATAGTGTTTCAATCCTACTTGGGATGCAAATAATGGTTGCTCAGTTCCATTCATTAGTAATGAACCACTAATATCAAGTATTAATGCCATTACTGTAATACCTCGCGTTCGTGTGTTGTATGAGTATCAGGTGTGTTGATTTGTTTGGTTGCAGTAGCTGGAGTTGCAATTATTCCTGCATGTGTATCAGTACCTTTGATGAAAAATAAAGTTACTTCTATTGTACCATAAGTGGTGACATCATCTTCATTTACGGTATAGGTAAAAGTTCCAGCAGGTGGTGAAGTATCAAAGAATGTTCTTAACTCTACTGACTGTTGATTAGTTTGAGATGACTGTAAGTCAAATGTATCAAGTACTGTTGCACCTCTTTTTATAACCCAATCCTTTCTAAAATTTTGATTAGCAATAAATGTTCCACTAGCAACTACTATTACCAAAACACTCTTTTCTGTTGGAGTTGTAATATTTGAAAAAGTTGCTACTGCAAAACCTAGACCGTCAGTAGTATGAGCACGACCCTGAGCTTGAACTTGTGTTGTTCCAGATATTCCTTGTGGAGTTTGTTCTAAATCCTTAGACATTACAAGGGAACCACTTAATCCAGCTACTGCGGATGTATCAATAATTCCAATACTGTCTTCTGGATCTCCCAATAATAGTGGTTTAGCATTTGGAAATGGATGTATTCTAGTCATACTCGAATCTCATCTCTTACACTTCCAGGGATGTTTTTTGCAGATCCTTCAGCAATACTGCTTTGTAATGTAATTTTCATATCTTGCCCAGAACCATCCAATATTATGACAACACCTTGTGTACCAGTTTCATAGTCAGTTGGAAATACTTTTTCAGATATTTGGCGATAGTTTGATCCATCTATTTTCTCAAAAACTCGTAGGGTTGTAATTTGTAATAAATTTGAAAAATCAAAGTGATGGTCTATTAATTCCTCGAGATTTAGATGTTCAACTAGATTAGTTTCTACAGTAGTATTTGGATGAGTAAATAATACAGTTCGTAATACTGTTGTGATTTCTCCGGCATCTGGCACAAAATCACTGTCCTTCTTGTTGTAGTTTCTCCCAAGTCTGATACGCTTGAGATGATTTTGGAATATCTAATTGTGCAGTAAATGATTTTTTACACTTTCTACATGTAATATTGTCTTTGTTAGTTATTGAAATACACTGTAATGCTCCACAATCAACTTCTACATTTCCTTTTCTTTGTGGATTTGTGCATTTTACATAATATAATGGAACACTTGTATTTTGAAGTGAAGCAATCCATTCTTCTCCTTTAGAATCTATTCCAATGTATAATTTTTCTTCTTCATTCCATATCATTTCAAGATTATTTTTGTTCCAAAATTTTTTAGGTGCCTTGGAATAATCTATCTCAAGTCGTTTTTCTAATTCTTCTCTTAGTGTCATGGTAAAGTATCTCCTTCTGCTTTTATGGTATATTGATCTACTGTTGAACTTGCTGCAGCCATTACATTATACCTAATCCAATGACCTCGAAAATCATTTTGGTCAAGTGAACTTATTGCAATTCCTGCAGCTTTATTTGCAGGAGATGTAAATGATGGACCAGATGGTGCAGTCTCTTCATTAGCTATAATTTCTATTGCAAGATTCTTTGCCTCATCAGCTATGGCAATCGAAACATCAGTATCACCAGAACTTGTTTGTGATTCAATCCAAAATACAGGATTAGTCCATGTTAATACAGCACTAGTAATTTCATTAGAATAAAAATAACCGTGATAAATTACAATTCCATTTAATGCCTCTGTACTTGTAATATCATCCATATCATTATTATCAGTATCAGATACAATTACTCCTCCAGCAACTGTACTCATTGCACCACCTAGTGCTAGATTAGGATCAGTGTTTGTGGGACCCCCTGAAAGTCTATGGATAAGATCAGCTTCTACTATTGGCATTAATTATTACGGTCAGATTTTGTATTTGAGAACTAAATGCTATTTAAAGAGGATAAATGATATACAGATGATTAAATGGATAAAAAAACAATTATTTTATTGAGTTTAGTGTGTGTAGTTAGTTTTTCCGTAGGTTACATATCTGATATAGATATCATAGATATTAATGAATTACCAAAAGAACCTAATAGTGAGACTGTATGTGGAAAAGGAACAGAAGAAAGAAGTGATGGTAGATGTTATCCAAAGTTATTAAATTATATGTAATAAGATATACTAGATCTATTCCAAATCTTCAAGAGGTTTTCCACACTTGAAACAATTAGTTGGGTATGTATCCATAGGTTGTCCTTCATCTAATTCTACTTTGCAATTAATACATCCTTTTCTTATCCATTCCATATCTCTAAGGCTCCGTTGCTATTATTTGTGATACACCAGTTTGAAAAGAAGCTCTTAATTCTGTCTTTCCACCTGCTGTTGGGACGGTAAACAAAATAGCTGTATTTGTTTGTCCACTTGGTTTAAATCCTGTAGCATAACCTTCAATGATTGCAACTCCAGATTTATCATAAATAAAGTCCCATGCTTGAGTTGGTGCACCTAAATCATCAGTGTTATCAGTATTTGGGGTGATATTACCAATTGTGTCTGCGATAAAAGTTACACTATCTGTTGATGCATTTCCTAAAGTGACATTTCCATTAAACAACGTAGCTCCAAAAAAGGTATTAGTTCCAGTCCAATCTTGTGATACTACACCTAGTCCAGCTAGTGTAGTTGTAGCATTAGGAAGTGTTAGTGTTCTAATAGTTGATGTAGAAATACCACTTAGATCCCACTTTACTTGTTTTGAATTATCTGACTGATTTTGAATAAAATAATTACTATCTCTTACATTAACAATTCCAGCAAAAACATTAGTGCCAGTCCAAGTTTGTGATACTACACCTAGTCCAGCTAGTGTAGTTGTAGAATCTGGTAATGTTAAAGTTCTATTATCTGTATGGTTTGATTTTAGTGTTAATACTTTACCTGTAGTAGCTCCAACCAAATCAAATTTAGCTTGTTTTGTAATGTCTGCTGTTTGTTGTATGAAAAAGTTAGTATCTCTAACGGTAGTGTTTCCAGCAAAAATATTAGTGCCAGTCCAAGTTTGAGATACTACTCCTAATCCAGGTATTGTAGTTGTAGCATTAGGAAATGTGAGAGTTCTATTATCAGTTGGATTAAAATCAAGTGTAGTAACCTTTCCTGTAGTTCCTCCTGCTAAATCGAACTTTAATTGTTTAGTAATGTCGGATGTTTGTTGTATGAAAAAGTTAGTATCTCTAACGGTAGTGTTTCCAGCAAAAATATTAGTTCCTGTCCATGTTTGTGATACTACTCCAAGTCCAGCCATTATTGTGGAAGAATCAGGAATTCTTATTGTTCTAGTTTGACCTGTAGTTATGTCAACTGCACTAAAGAAAATTTGTTTAGTGTTATCTGCTACATTTAAAATTCTAAAATCATCTGTAACATCAATTGTACCTGAAAAAAAGTTAAATCCTGTCCATTCTTGAGCGCCTACCTGAAGTCCACCCAAGTCAGTTGTTTCATCTGGAAATGTTACAGTTCTATTATCCGTATGATTGGATTCTAGTGTAAGAACTTTTCCTGTAACAGCTACTGCTAAATTAAACTTTAATTGTTTAGTAATATCTGCGGTATTTTGAATAAAGAAATTTGTATCTCTAACTGAGGTGTTTCCTGCAAAAATATTCTCACCTGTCCATGTTTGGCTTAAAACTCCTAACCCAGCCATTGTGGTGGAAGAATCAGGAATTGTAATTACCCTAGTAGTTGCTGGAGTAAATCCATCAATCTCAAATCTTAATAATTTTGTATCATCTACACTTCCTTTTATGAGAGGATTAGAATCAATAAATGGCGGATCACCAGATCCATCATCGCCTGAACCTCCTTCTATTTTCCATTTGTTAGTAAGAATATCATATCTTAATGTAACAAATGCTTGATTAGTTAGAGTAATTGATGATAAGACATCTATGTTATCTGCATTATCTATTGTTATTGTATGGCCAACTTTAGCAATTAGTTTTAATCCCTGAAAACTTAGCTGAAAATTATTAATTGTAGATAATGTATCTGTAGTTCCAGTCTCTGATTCTAAAATTACAACACCAGCATATTTTCCAGAGTTACCTCCAATGTCAATAGTATCTGATACAATCTGAATCTTTGATGCATTATACCCAATAGCACCATCCATTACCCCCCCAGATGTAAAGAGAGGAGATTTGTTGTTATTGTTTGGTGGAGGTGTAGTAAAAAATTGCCCGTGATCAATATTTGAGTTCTGAGACATAAAAGCTTCAGCTTTTCTATTAAACTTTTGCTGAAATGCCTCAAAGGATTCATCATTTGATCTAGCTTTTCCTGTCATGGTATGAATCTCTTAACTCCTTTGATGCGTCTTTGTAGTCCTCCCGAACCTGAAGCTGGTCTTGATATGGAATACTCTATCTTTTTAGCAACTAGCTTTATTGTATTTAATTCAGTATCTGTCTCTACCCAAAATTCAGTATCTGGTGGTGCTTCGTTAATGTTATTTTTAATACATTCAAAAAATACTGGTCCAATACTTACAATATCTCCAATAACATAGTTAATACTGTTCAACCATGTAGGAGCTGAGATGATTGGTTTGTCTGAATCAATTACTAATCTTCTATTTTTTAGATAAAATGAATCTCCAAATTTAATATCAAATATTTTTTTGCCTGTAGTCATTATATCAAACTCTTTATGTCTAAATTGCTCTATCTGTAACTGTGAATCTGCAACCTCTTTTGCCTGATCAAATAACATTATATCTTGTCTGTGTATCATGTCAGGTTCTAGATTTTTAGTTTGATTTGTACCAGAGTTTACAACAAGTGCTTTCTTAAAGTGTAGATCATCTATAGTTAATGTAATTCTTCCACCCAAAGCTGCTGAAAGTGAAGTGTTTGATAGATCATTAAGATTTCCTTCCGGTGCAAACCGTCCAAAGTCATCATATTGATCCTGATGCTGAATTACAATCCATTTGATATTTCTGGATTCCATAATATTTTGATTGTCTATATCTTTTGGATTTAACAAATCTATCAGATTATTTAGTTTAAAATAACGTGGCTTTTGTCCTCGAATAACTTGATAAGCTGATATTTGTGTATCAAATGGAATTATTCTACCATTAGTTTCTTCTTGTTCAAAATCAAAAGCCCAAACATTATCATTTGTATCACCCATCAATACACGAATTTGTGCAGTGCCATCAACTACAAACAAAGAACCATCAAATGGATTTCTTGCCTCAATTTTTAAGCCGATAGCACCACTAAATGTTGTTAACTTGAATAGTCTATCAGAGTCTTCCTGATTATATCCTAATTTTCCATCAGGAGTATATCCCATGTTTGATATGTCAAGTGTTGATGGTTCGTTTACTCCTTCTGCTGCAGAATTTTTTCCACCACCATAAATATCACCTACAGTTTCAATTATACCATTAAATGTTGAGACTGGATATGGAAATCGTATATTAAACCATGCTCCATGAGACTGGTATGATTCTTTATCTATGATTCTATCAGTTAATGCAGAATTAAAATCATAAACTATCTCTATTGCAGAATTGATATTTGTGGTAAATGGTGTCCCGTCTTTTGTAACATCAGGAAATTTTGCACAATTAGTTTCTGTTGGTTTTGGGTCAAAGGATGTTGTATTTTTCATCGTTTTGAATTGATGAAAACAATCAGATCCTAAATCATTATTAGTAATATCAGTAAAGCTAGTTGCTCCATCATCCCATTCAAACATTTTTCGTTCTCTAAATACTCCGATCTGCATTTTATCGAGTGTTGAATCCAGTTTGTACTTTACAACAAAAACTAATTCTTCTAAATTGGGATTAGGGTTTGTTTGTAATTCTACAACACTGTCCTCAAATAAAACATTGAAAGGATCTCTTGCCCCTGCAGGAAATATTCCAGTTCCTTCATTTAGAAATCTATACCCACGTGGAAAGAATGCATTAGCATACAAATATTCTCCTTCTAATCCCTGAGATGGAACACCACCTGTTCCTATTGCATGATCATCAACCCAAGTTCTAAAAAATCCATTTGCATTAATTACAATATTTCCATCAAAGAATGCAGCTCCTGTACTTGTATATTCTCCAGATACAACTGTTACTGCATCTGGTTTGCATATACCATTTAGGATTAGTGCAACTTTGTCATCAGTCCATTCAGAGTATTGTGATGAATCTCCAAACTCATCAGACATATCAATTTGTTGCCAAAAAGAATTAAAATCTGCAGCACAACTTGTAGGTCCAGGAGGGGTATTTCCTAAATTATTATCTGCTAGAGATTTATAATGCTGACCCTGATACAAAACTTTAGCATCTGTAATATATGGAATTGCACTATCCCATTCAGGTCTGAATGTGAATTGAAATATTCCAGAATTATATATCTCTCTGCCTTTTTGTAATGCTCCTGCACGAGAATCGCCAACAACATACGATATGGTACCAGTTTGGTTTTGTACCTCTCCTCCAGTTTCAGATACATTAACTAAACTACTCCTTACTATCGTTACAGGTTCGGGATTTCCAGTCTTTGCTTCTGGACTAGCTCCTGATGAGAAACATCTAAAGTTTATACTATCTACATCAGGCGTATCAAATCCCAACTCAAAAAAGTCAAAGACACCCCCACCAGCACCTGATGCTCCCTGTCTATCTACTAAATCAATCCATATATCATAAATGTAAGACGGGTTAATTCCATAATCATAGATTCCCTGTGTAAAGTTAGGAAGGTCATTTCCTATTTCAGTGTCAGGATCATACACTACATTATGACCTGTAAGAAAGGGCTGTGTAGTTCCTCGATTATCGTTGTATGTGTTTCCAGCTTCTTTTGATGGTAAGAATGCACTTGAGAACCAAAATTGTCTTGAAAAGTGTGCCATCATTGTGTGATATTCAATACCTAAACATTCAAGCTCTATTGTTGTACCTTCATCTTTGTCACTTGCAGGTAAAATTTTTTGAATTTCGTAAAATCTTATGT